GTAGGTGTTGGTGTAGGTGTGGGTGTTTTAGTAGGTGTAGGTGTGGGTGTTTTAGTAGGTGTAGGTGTGGGTGTCTTTGTTGGAAAAATAGAACAATTATAACTTGTTGAATTTGGCCCATTTCCTAAAATATCAGAGTTGATGCAAATTGGATCTGAGTTGCTTTTTGTAGCATAAACCCAATATCCAGAATTAATACCACTGCCTTTATAATATGCAGATTTGTACCATTCATTTTCATTAGGTATATAATATTTAGCCCCAGTATTTTTTACAATAGAATTGCCACTTACAGCACCATTTAATTTATAGGCTCCATCTTCAGTAGTAATATTGATTTGAGGACCAACTAATTTTCCATTATGTAACCAATTGCAATATCTAGCAGCACTAAACCAACTTATATAAACAACTGGCTTATCTGCCATATTGCTTTTTGAAGAATATGTGTAATTTCCAGAAGTTCCACTTCTACTTATTCCTCCTAAAGTTTCAAGATTTAGAACGGTAGAATAAAGACGATAAGTGTCTGTTTTAGCAACTGAGTTTAGGAATTGAACATATTCGCAATTTGTTACTACATATTTTCCTATATAATAATTATAACCTACAGATCCATAGCCAGTGCTGTCTGGGCTGTTGTTTGGATCTCCTACAAAAACAAAATTAGGAAAATCATAAATGTTTTGTGAACTAGCAACTCTAAAGCCCAATAATAAATTAGTAGTGTTTGTGGGAAGCAAAGGTCGATAAGTTGATTTTATTTCAACAAGAAGAGATCTTGGAGTTCCTCCTCTACAACCACGATAAGGCTCTGCGGCACCATTTAAATCATTCCACTCTAAAACTAATCCTGCCTGATCGTATGTTCCGTATGCACTCGGACCACCGTTCGTACCAACAGTTGTAAAATTTCCTGAGGAGGTGCCATTCCAATTAGCACATTTATTGTAATTTGCACTATTAAGAGTTGTAGTTTTGGTTGGTGTAGGAGTTGGAGTTTTTGTAGGAGTTGGAGTTTTTGTAGGGGTTGAAGTTGGCGTAGGAGTTGGTGTAATTGTTAAATTTATAGTTGGCGTAGGAGTTGGAGTTTTTGTAGGGGCATAAGTTGGAGTTGGTGTAGGGGTAATGAAAGGATAAATATTAGCATTGCCTTCAGATAAAGAAAAAAATGTAGTAATTTCTTCTCCGTAAATTTGAGATAAAGCAATTGCTCTTTTTCTAACTTTATCAGATTCACTTTCATTTATTATTTGACCAATAGATTCTTTTATGCTTTTAAATAAATTTAAATCTACGGTATTTTGTATGGCCAGACCGCCATTTATAATTACATTTGACGTATATATTTTATTATCTTTTAAAATATACGCTCTATTAGTTGAATTAACTAAAATAGAATAAGAAGATTTATCACCTTCTTGAATTGATAATTTGCCATAATTTTTCATTTAATTCTTTATTAAATAATAGAGTATATGTATATACTATATTAAAAAAATATCTAATCTAACCATTTTTTATCTAATATCCAACTTGTGAAATAATTCTTTTTTTCAGGAGGGCATTTTATACTAACATAAATTTTATTATTTATTTCCTCAACTTCTACATTTTGATGAGTTAAATTTTCTAATTTAATTTTAATTACATCTTTATTAAAATTATTATTATTTTCTATAATCACAACATGCTTGGTGCTATTATTAATAAAATCCCTAACTTTATTTTGATACTTGTAAAAACTTCCTATGGTAAAGAGTATCATAAAGCACATAATTAGTGCAAAATATTTATTAAAAATATTAATCATTAATTTTTCCTAAAATAATTTATAACTTTATCTGCTATTTCCAATGTTAATCCAACTTCTGGATCTGTTTGAAAAAACCTATCCTCTAATCCCACTCCGGCCTCTATTTCGTCATCTAATATAGCAAAATCAAAAACCTTATTGGAATTTAAGTAATCCTTTATTTCCTCGGATCTAGGAACGTTAGGAATTTCTTTAGTACAATCTATAAAATTTAACTGCTTATCCTCAAGATTTACTTTAACTAACCTTCTGCTAAAACTGTATAGTCTCCAACTAGATGACAATACAATTTTAGATTTGGTAGAAAAAACAATAGTTTTTAAAATACTTACCATATCTGGATCTATGTAATCTGGGCCGTGGGCGAACAGTAATCTATGGTTATTTAAAACTCCGTCTATATCTAAAAAAATCACTCTCATAATATTATAATATAGACTTTTTCGAAAAAATCTTTTATAATATTATTATGAATTTAAATAAAATCATAGAAACGAGTTATGCTTTGGTTGGCAACCATAGATATCTACAAAGATGCAAGCATTTTAGTTTCATATATGATAAAAATAAATTATTGTCCATAGGAATAAACAGCCCAAAAACACATCCTTTAAATTTAAAATATAATTACATTAATAAACAAAAAGACAATATAAGTCACATTGTAGGTACGCATTCGGAAATGAGTGCTGTAATAAAATTGGGATTTGAATTTTGTGAAGGGCTAACTATTGTCAATACAAGAATAAATAGAAAAAATGAGATTGATAATAGTTATCCTTGCAACGGATGCATGGAATTGTTAAGAGAATTAAAATTTGAAAAAATTTTATATACAGGAAAAGATAAAAAATTTCATAGAATGATGATACTTGAACATGAATTTATTTGATGTATATAAACAAGAATATAGTCTTTTGCCTAATTTAAAAAAATTAGGCAACGAGCCGATTTTCTTAAAAAGTGATACTTTTGAATATTTAGAAGAAAAGAAAAAAGCAATAAAAAAATACCAATGCTTTTTTGAACACAAAATAAATAAAGAAATATATGAAGTCATTTGCGAATTTATATCAAATCAAACAGAAGTAAAAAAATCAACTTTTGAAAAAATGGCGATGTCATTGCAAGAAGACATTGCCGTACATAGACTAGAAGAAGGCGAAGATTGGATGGCTGCTTGTCATGTGTGTTTTCCTAGTGGATGGGATCCAAAAGACAAAATAGGAAAAAGTTTTTTAGAAATTCATAAGCCAATTCCAAAATTTAATTTATCCAACAGTTACTCTCTGGCAAGGTCGATGGTGTTCAATGGTCCATTTGTAAGATATGTTTGGGGAATATCATTCGAGAGACAAATAGCAAAACACCCATCCATCAAATATGAAAATTTCAATATCAATAATCCAAGAATTTGGATTAAAATAGAAAGACAAATTACTTATGGATTTGAAGATATCAAATCCGCTTTATTTGTTATTAGACAAGAAATTATAGAGCCAGAAGACATAGACTATAAAAGTTTTTACAACACTATATCAAATATGGCAAAAGAGCATCTTGAATATAAAGGAATAAATAAAGATTGCTTTGATTATATTTATAAAATGTCTCAAAAATAAGAAAATTCAAGTTCTTCTAAAATAGTTCTATTGTTTTTCCTTATATCTTCCAATGCCTTTTGTCCTTTTTGTCTAACTCTTTCTCTAGATAACTTAAGTTTTCTGCCTATTTCAGCCCAGGATTTATTATTTAAATAATGATCAATTAATATTTGTTTATTTTGCCTATCTATCTTTTTATCTTTTTTATTTTCTTTTAATAAAATAGGCAAAACACAATCTGGAATTGTGATTTTTGACTCGTCTAATATGGACGTTGAATCATCTCCTAAATTTTGATTCTTTTTATACTTTTTTGAATTTCTATAAAAATCTATTATTGAAGTAGTTATTACTTTTGTAGCCCAAGTTGAAAAAGAACCTTTGGAACTATTATAACTATTCAACGCATTCATTAACGCCAAGCAGCCATGTCCATAAACTTCAGAATCTTCAATTTTTTGATTTCTTACAAATTTAGAAACAATTGACTTAAGTAAAAAGATATAGTCTTCTGGGTTTACCTGTTTAGTTTCCATACTAAGATTCTAGGTAAAAAACCAAAAATGTAAAATGGCTAAACCTTTCTGCCATTGTCAATACTTGCTCCTTTTCTTCTTTTAAATAAATTTTCAATTTCTTCAAGGCAAATAGGTCTATACTCGCCTAATATTTTATAAATATTATCTACTCCAACATCCATACTCAAGCGCTCTGGCATGGCCTTATCTAGCCAATCCTCTGCTGTTGCGTGGGAATGACCATATAACATCCAAGAGCCTGCATGAGACTTATTCCATACTGCCTGAGCGTAGTGACTCATAACGATGTGTTTTGAGTTATGTTTGAATTCATATCTCTCGTGACACTCTTTAAAAAAAGAGGATATTTGCTTATTATCATGATTTCCCCATAATAAAAAAATATTTTTACAATTTATTTTTTTTATTATCTTTTCAGTTTCTTCTAGCACATTTCTGCTTTTTGGACAAAAACAAAAATCTCCCAAGTGCCATAAAATATCTTTTCTACTCACGCACTCATTAATTTTATTAATTAAATAGTCATTCATTCTAGATATGGATTCCCAACTTGGCGCCCATTTAACATTTGGACCACCATTGGAATGCCAAATAAAATCAACTTTATTTTGCTCTTCTTTAGTTAGACAAAATTTTCTTTTAGTATATAAAGGAATTCGCTTGTGACTAAAGTGAGTATCAGCAGTAAACCAAACTTTCATGAATAAATTTGAACTAGTTCAAATTTTCCTTTCTAATTAAACATAAATTTGTAATAATCAATATTGTTTATTTTTTTAGAATCCTTGAATAAAAATCCTAAATTCTTCAATATGAGTTGCATTTTTAAATCATATTCAGAAATGCTAATCTCAATAAATTTTTTATTTTTTGACTTTAAATTATTTATAATAAATTCAGCAATTTCATTACTTCCAAATGCAATCTTAGATATTCTAATTTTATTTTTTGAAACCCTATAAACCACCCAGCCAGATATTTCGCCTTCTAATTCGACCACTCTAGCAATAATGTCTCTACATGACAATAAATTTAGCAATTCGTCAGAATTATCTTTAGATTCAATTTTGTCTAAATCTTTTAATTTCATCCAGCGATATTTCAGATGATTCATAAATTTCTTTCAAATTGTTTGAGTCTACATTATATAGAAAACAGCAAACTTATACAACGCCTTGATTAATTAATTTTGCTAAGTAATAAGAATAATTTTTCATATAAAATTCAAACTCTGACCACTTTTTAATTAAATCAAGTTCTTTTAATATTATAATTATAAGTTGTTTTTTATGATCAAAATCCAAATCAGAGTTTAAAGAATCATATAGATAATTAATGTTATAATTTTCTAAAAAATAAACTTCATTACGAATAACAAATAATTTCCAAAAAGATAAAAACGCCTCCTGTTCATCTTCGATAGCATAAAATAAACTATTTTTTATAAATGATTGCAAATAATTTTGATATTCATGAACTTCTACAAATGACTCATTGTTATTTAATTTAAATATATATTTATCTGGGCTGTTCTGATTCTTAAGAAGTTCTATGTCAAAAACAAAAAGATCACGCCCTTGTTTTAATAAAGTGATAGATTTTTTTGTATGTTTTATAAAATTATACTTTATAGAATGCCTAAAAGCATACTCTTCGTATAAATGCATTTTCAACTCTTTTTTATTAGTGACTTTGCATTTTCAAAAAAACAAAAATCGATTATCTTAATCCATCTTCTTTTAGAATCATCCCAAGATATAGGATGTAGTGGAATATTTTCTAGTATGTCAAATAACTCAGAAGAGTCTTCTGCTTTTTCCAAAGATCTATGAAATATCAAAGGATGCAAATTTTCATATCTTTTTTCAAAAGAAGATATAACTTCTTCATCTGTTATTCTCATAACTCTTTAATTTTTTTATGTAAAAAACAAGTCAGTATGCCGCCAACAACGCCGAATAATATTCCAGAAGGCTGAAATGGGTCTCCTGAGTCTGTTAGCATATATTTTATAAATCCACCCGCAAAAGATCCAATTATTCCAACAACAAGAGTAGATAAAAAACCAGATGGAACAACTCCTTTGTAAATCGCCTTGGATATTAGCCCTACAATAATTCCGTACAATAACCATCCCAAAACAACTATTAAGTCCATTTTAATCTCCTATTTAATTTTTAAATAATCACTAGGCACTTTTCCTTCTTTTAAATCATCTAATAAATACCTATTGTATCTATTTATTATTTCATTTAATTCTTTTGTGTTTTTTATTCCAAATGAACCTAATTCATTTTTATCAATATAATTATTCAAATTATCTCTCCCGTATTCTTTTCTAAATAATAAAATCAAAGACGAAGACTGATTGACGAATTTATCTCGATCTTGTTGACTTAATTTTTCAAAAATTTCAATATTAACATTGATCAAACTATTTGAATCTATATTCAAAATATTTTCATTCAACAGCCTATCTTTAATTTCTCCGACATCTTCGCTAAGTGCCGACATTCCTTTTTTCAAAAATAAAGACATCTTTTTATTAGAATCTTGTTCTAAATAACTAAAACATACTTCAGCAAGTTTGTCTTCAGGAAAGTTGTTGTTTTCATCTAAAAAGAACCATAAAGCGCTTAGGCTTATCTTGCCTTCTTTGTCTATTCTAACTTCTGCTCTTGGTTCTTCAATTTTAAATAATTTATTCAATAAGCCTTTATTTTTTACGCAAATCACCTTACATTCTGTAGTGAATTCTACATTTCTAAAATTCCACTTTTCAAATATTGATTCTTTAATTTTTTCTATATTATTTTTTAAATAAATTCCTTGATTATAATCCAAACTCAAAATTATAAAATTCTTTGTGTCCCACTTGTTCCAAACTAAATCTTTAATCTCATTTTGTTCCGTAGTTAAATTTGGAACCTCTTGAGAAAAGCATTGAAAACCAAACAAGCAAAATAAAATAAAAAGTATTTTTTTCATATAGTCCTTAAATATCAACTAGGCCTTTTTCTTGATTATTTTGACTTTTCACTGGTTTTATTTTAGTGAGGTAAAAATAATCGTCTACATCTTTATTGAGATTTCTAATGGCATCGGCCAATCTAATTAGTAGATTAGAAATCAATAATAAAATCACTAAATTAAATATAGTAATAGTTATAATTAAATAATCCATAATCATCATAATAATATATTATACAATAACTGCGTCTCTGTAATCAAGAGGAACTGTACTGTATGTTTCGCCAAGATTTGCATTAATTAAAAATTCAGGAAACATACCTGTACGTTGGGAGTCCTTTTGATTATTCCAGTATGAGTTTTTAAACAAACCTATTTGATCAACTAAAACAGAAGAGTTCTGTGTGTTGTCTATGTAAACAGTATTAGAGGTGGTATTCAAAACTATTGATGTAGAGATTTCATTTGATTTACAAACTTTATCCAAGCCTATATTTGTTGTAAGATTGCTAATATAAGAAATTTGTTGAGAATTTGATTTATTTACATTTCTTCTAACATAAAAATTAAATTTATAATTTAAATTATAATTATTTGTACTAATGCACGCTATGTCAAAAATTATTTGCCATTTTTCTTGTGAAATTCCATCATTACCTAACCCACTGTAATTCTGATTATAGGACCAGGAATTAGACTTGCTCTTGTATCTAAGAACAATAGAGGAAGGTAAAGTAAATTTATTTCTCTTCAAAAACTCAAACAAAATTCCAGAATTATTTATATTATGTATTAAGTTTAAATTTGGATTTATACCTTTGCATCCACAAACATCAACAGTAGAATTTGATATTGTCACATTTGAAGAAGTAATAGAAGATGAAGGTTGCCAATCAATTTGAGAAATTTGAGTATTTGTATGTATTAGAGACTCAATAATACCTAAATTTTGAAAACTTGTGTAAACTGATCCTTGGGATAAAATTAGATCTCCAATGCTTTTGTAAGTATAACTAGGTGAAATTATATCAGTTATTCCTCCAGAAATTCGAATCATTCCTGTAGGCGTAGGTAATCTTTCTACATATAAAACCTCTGAGTCTCCGCTTATAATAATGCCTCCTGTAGATTCTGCACAGGTTCCGAATCTATTGGGAGTTCCAAAAATATTTATTAATCCTTGAGACTTATAATATCTATAAGAAGATACAACATCACTCAATATTCCGCCTAATGAAAAACCATCTCCAGTTGGTAAAAATTGATAATAATTCAACACAAACTCTGCATGTGCTTGTAACAAAAGCATTCCTGTGGACTTATAAGACAGATAATAATATGAACTGAACTCTGATTCTCCTCCAATGTTTATCTTTCCAATTAAACATAAGTTGATTGCAAATTTAATTTCTGTGTCCGAGGAGATTCCGATAGAACCAGTAGCGACGTATGTTCTATGGGGAGAAATATTTTCAGATTCACCAGATATGTTTATTATTCCTTTAAATTCTCTTATCAAAGGACTAACAATAAAGTTTATACTAGAAGATCCTATTTGAATCAATCCTGCTCCTTTGTAAGTTCTTTGAGGCGATATTACCAAAGAATCCCCAGAAATATGTATTTGTCCAACTTTGTATTCTAGTGTAAAAAAATAATCGTCTTCTGATGCTATGATGAATTGATTTTCTGTAATTAGCAGTATGTTGTAATAATTTGGATCAGGAAACCAATATTGCAACAATCTAGAACTTCCACCTATTGATATTATGCCACTTTTTGATAATAACGAACTTGGACTTGGAAAATGCTCGTAAGATAAGGCCTCGTTAAGAGTCAAATGATTCATCTCTATAATTGGATTGTCATATATAGTACATTCTTGGCGGCTAGTATTAGCAAAATCAAAATCAATACAAAGTTCAGCACAATCTGGGCATCCACAAAAATCAACCTCTTCATATTGACTTGCAACTTGACCTTCGCCAATCGCATTTGTAAATTTCTTAATGGAAATTATTTTAAAGTTAATTTTTGGACCCATTTTGGGATTTAACAAGGCATTGCAAACTTCTTTTGTGCTTCGTGCGGCAACATAAGTCAATAAACTTTTATTATTACAAGAAAGCAAATTGTTTTCAGCATTAGAAGAAATATTACTTTGAAAATGCTTACTACCTCCTACTACTCTGTAGTAGTAGTACTTGCCAGATTGGACAGACCATCCTGCATTCAAATCAACAACAATATCCGCTTCTTTTTTATCAATTACCCAGTCAGAACTTAAATCAAAACTAATGTCAAAATTAGAATTATAATTAATATCAAATCCAAAAGATTCTATTTCATTTAAGAAATTAGATTCAACATTAGCATGCGTATTGCCAGAACATTCTTGACTAATTGAACTATCAAAATCAATGCAAAACTCTGAGCATTCTGCACAACTACAGAAATTTATATCTTCATATTGATTTGTAACTTGACCTTCACCAACAGGAGTGGTGAATTTTTTAATTGAAATTATTCTAAATCTAATATCTGGCCCCATCTTGGGGTCGTGCAGAGCATTACATACTTCTTTTAGATTTCTTGCTACAACATATGTTAATAAATTTTTATTATTACAAGAAATTAAATTATCTTCAGCATTAGCAGAAAGATTACTTTGAGGATAATTATTATGACCTACAACTCTATAATAATAGTACTTTCCAGAATCTATGTTCCAATTGGACTCAAAATTAATGACTAAATCTGCTTCTTTTTTATTTATTGTCCAATCAGAACTAAAGTCATATTCAAAGTTGTTCATCACTCACCTATTTTTTCTAAAATATTAGATATAACAGGATTTCTTATAATATCAGATCTATCTAATTGAAAAGTGGAAACATCTTTAATGCCTTTCAATTTATCAAACCAGTAATAGATGCCTGATTTTCCATTATGCAAATCAGACTGTTTGTCGTCGCCCACTAGAACCGCTTTGCTATTGAATCCAACACGAGTTATAAATAGTTTGATTTGTTCTTTAGTGCAATTTTGACACTCATCCAATATCATATAAGCATCATGATAATTCATGCCTCTCATATACGCCAAAGGAGCAATCATTATTTCTTCAGAACCTCTATGATTTATGCCATTGTTTATGAAAGTTTGCAATTCTTGTTTGCTTAAATATTTTGACAACTCATAATAAATTGGCTGTAGGTACGGATCTATCTTTTCAGCAAATGAACCTGGTAAGTATCCTAGATTTTCTCCTGCTTCCACCACTGGTCTTGATATTATTATTCTCTTATAATAACCAGACAGCATTTTTTCTATTCCATATGCCACTGCGATCATTGTTTTTCCACAACCGGCTGGACCCATGGCGAGAGTCACTGTGTTTTCTGCAAGTGCCCTTATGAAATCTGCTTGGTTTTGAGTTTTAGGTTTCAATAATGTTTTAAATTGTTTTTTTTGTTGCACATTTTGATTTTGATTTTGATTTTGATTTTGGTTTTGGTTTTGGTTTTTTTGATTTGAATCTTTTTTTCTCTTTGCTTTTCTTGGCATATTTATTTCCTTTAATAGAGCATGTATTATTTATCCTATTGAGATGTATAAATAATATTATGAATTTTAAATTATTCTTAGAAAATACAGAAGAATACCAAAAAGACCTAAAAAACGTATTGAAAAACATACCAAAAAGCCATGCTGCACTTATAAAAGGCTATGAAATTAAATTTGAACCAACAAATACACTAAAAAACGATTCTAACCATATAGGCTTCATAGATGAAGAAAATAAAAAAATTAGAATAGCCGCACCTTGGAATTACAGCAGATGCTTCACATTTTTACATGAAATTGCACATGCAGTTTATAAATATAAACTAAATAAAAATTTAAGAAAAGAATGGGCCGATATAATCAAATCAACTAAAAAAGATCAAAAAAAGAGTTTGTCTAAAAAATGCCATTCGTCTTTAAATCAAAACTCAGAAGAGTTATTCTGCATGGCTTATGCTTCATTCTACAGTAGACATGTAGTAAGTACCTATGACAATAAATCTTGGAAAAAATTTATAGAAAAAATACCAAACTAAACAGGATCACTCTGTGCTTCTCTCATAATTTGAGGTATGGTAACCATTGCTTTTTCTATAATTCTCTCGTATTCATTGATGTCTAAACTGAATATCTTGTAGTGATGGGCGATTGGATTCTTCATCACTTGCGGCTTAAATCCTTTATTCTGTGCGTTTATTGTGAGTATAAATGGTGATCCAACAAAAGGGAGCCTTTCATCAAATGGACCACATTTTTCCCAACAATCACGAGTGACTAATACGCACCATTCTTGAATAAAATTAATCTTTTGGTTTTGCATATAGTAAGATTGCAATTCCAAGCCAACCAGACCAGAATTTGATGACTCAGAAACATTAATTAACAAATCTATCCAAGCAGGGTTTGTAATAACAACATCACAATGCATAAAAATTAAGTACTTAGAACTCTTATTTGCTTTTTCTGCTCCTCTGTTTGCAGCGCCACTCCAAAATAAATTTTCCTTGTTTCTTACAATTGTGACTTCATCTTTTATGTCGTTTAAAAAATCCTGACTGTCTTGGCCAGAATTGTTATCAGACACAATTATTTCATAATTATTATTCATGCTTGTTACGGCAATCGACTGAAGACATATGTTCAAATATTCAGGCCTGTCTTTGTGAACAATAACTATAGAAACTTGCTCTTCTGTTGAATTTTGTAAATTCAATGAAAGTTCTGGTCTTTCGCCTTCTAATGGATTATGAGGAACGTTTGTCATTTTAATTTCCTGTTTTATTAATTTTCAACTTCTAATTCAAATACACCAACTTCACATTGACATGTGGCTTCGCCATTTGCAGTTTGAATCAATTGCGGCTTCCATTTACCATCCGCAGTAGCATACTGATTCTTGATTTCTTTTAAATATTGGTCTGCTTTTTCTGCTGACGAGAATCCTTTTTCTGTTTTTATAAAAACATACTCTCCATCAACTTGCCTAGCAACTGTTATGACTGCAAATATTTTCATTTTAACCTCGTAACATAATATAGTAATACATCAATTATCTTCGATAATCCCAATCAAAAAAGTATATTGGTTCTATGAAAATTTGAGCAATTTTATCTTTATGGATTATCCTTATGGGTTCATTCGAGATATTAATTGCAAATATCTTAACTCGTCCTTGACCATCAATTGAAGAGGTGCTAACAAACAAGCCTTTATTTAACCAATCAGGATGCACCTGAACTCGTACTCTATATCCTTTTGAGACCTCCATAGAAAATCCACAATCTACGATAGAAGATTGATTTCCAGCCAAAGTAAGTTCGCCATGAGAAACATTAGCCATCAAATCTGCACAGGAGTAATTAGGATCGTACGTTGGAACAAAACAAGGATCATCGGGTATTATTTTTGTTAATATTTTTTTAATATCAGGGCAATAGTATTCACCCGCTGCGCTTTTAGGAATTTTACACTCTACTTTTATTGAGTTGTCCTTCCAGGGATCTTCTTGCATCACTTCTTCCTTAAATATAATTTATAATTTTTTCTAAAGGTTGACAAAGATCCATGAGGCGTATTTTTTGCAATTTTAATTAATTTTTCTTCAAATTCAGAAGATAGATTTTTATTTTTTATAAATTCTATTATATCGCCCAATGTAGGATTATCAAGCCTATTGACGCTTCTTCTTCTTGTTTGATCTAACTTTTCACTTGCTAGATTATTGACCGAAAAATCAAAACCCTCCGCTTCATTCATTTTTGCTCTCTCTATTAAAATCTTTATAAAAATCCTTAGCCTGTAGTTCGGCTTGCAAACCGACCATTTCGTACAATTCTTTTGGAAGTTCGTAAGAATCAGTATTGTTATTTTGAAAAATTTCACCAATATCAAAACGATCTTGCACTTCTTCTAATTTAATATCTCCATCTTTTATTTTTAATTCATAGTTTTTATTGTCATTGAAATCAACAAGTAATAATTTTTTGTTGATTTTATCTAACACTGGGAAGAGAATATTCATAAGTAACTCCTTTAAATTAAAGTAGTAAGGAACATAAATAAAGTTATGAACTTTAAGAATTTTCTAAAAATAACAGAACAAAACACTGTGGGAACACATAATGATTTTGCGTATTCTTCAGGAGCATTTATTCCATCAACTTGGTCTGGCTCTGAGGCGAATCCAGAAAAACTCTTGCCTCATTTGCCAAGTACAGATCTTACTATTCCTCAAGTTTCTAGATCAGGATTTGTGCAACAAATCGTATTGAATAAAAATCCAATTTGCATAATGATTAAAGATACAAATCCTGAGTTGACTAAAATATATCTACCGTACGATTCTTACAAAAAACTCCCTAAAATACCAAAAGAAGGCGATAGAATTACTATAGTCTTTCAAAGACATCCAGAAGACAATTCGGATTCGATATCAAAAATAGAAAAAATTGAAATAAATTAATTTTCCATTTGAGTTGTTGATATTTCTTTCATAACACTTGGATTCAATTTGTCAGGATCAAATCCTGGATCATATGGGCCTGGAGTATATGTTCTTTTTAATTCTTGTATTACTTTATCACTTACTTTATTAACCAATAGATTGCTCGCTAATACAACCACAAATAAAGTTGTGACTATTGTGGCTAGTATTGTCAAAATATAATTCTTATTCATATTTTCTCCTTGTTATTATAATAGTCATGTATTTTCGAAATTAGATAATTTTTCAATAATTTCTTTGTATTCTTTCGTTATTACTTCAGGTAATTTAACTTGTATGTTTAATGTTAGATTTCCCTTAGTGACACTATTTAATGAAGAAAATCCACGATTTCTAATTATTAGTTTTGAGCCTGATTTTGTTTTAGGCTTAATTTTTATACTAATTGTTTCTTCAAATAATTTAAAATCAAGAACGCCCCCTAAGACTAATTTGCTATATGGAACTTCCAGATCGCATATCAAGTCTTGATTATCCCTCTTGAATCCTTCGGCCTTATGAACATTGACCACCACATACAAGTCACCCCCATCGCTTCCTTCATTTGCAATTCTAATTTGAGTATTATCCTCTATGCCGGGAGGAATGCTGATTGTGATTTTGTTTTTGCTTTTAATTAAAAAGCCTTTGCCTAAACAATCTTCACATTTAGTTTTTATATTAGAACCTTTACCCATGCAATAAACACAAGTAGAATTTTGAACAAATCCTTTATTGTTGCACTTTTTACACTCTTCCCACAAAGAACCACCAGTGCCTTGGCATAATTCACAAAAGGCGTGCTTGTCTATCTCGATTTCTTTACTACAGCCTTTGTAACACTCTTCAAATGAAATCTTAATTCTAATTCTTGAAGAATTGTCTTTTTTTTGATCTCCAAAAAATTTAGAAAATATGTTGTCAAAAATATCATCTATGCTATTAGTCTTAAATTCAAATTTTTTTGGATTTTTAATTATAAACTCATATGCTTCCTGAATTTCTTTAAATTTTATGGAATATTCTTCTGATCTGTCTATGTTTCTATCGGGATGGTATTTTAAAGCAAGTTCTCTATACGCTTTGTTAAGTTCATCTGTGGAACAATTTTTACTTACCCCTAAAATTCCATAATAATCTTTCATTTTTTTTCAAAAATCCAAATAGGCTCTACATAATAAGAAGACATAAATTCTTTTTTTTCTAAATCATTTTTGAAATTTTTTGGTCTTTGTTTCATTCTCATGCCAACATAACCCAGATAATTATAACCAATTTTTTCACAAAAATTAATCAAAGGCTCACATATAAATTCTCTTTTGTTCTTAGATAATTCTACATCAAATATATTTATCGCTAAAATACCCTTATTAGACAAACAGTCGATTGTTTTTTCTAAAGTTTTAAATAGAAAATTTTCTAACCAATCTTTATTATTCTTATATCTAAACCAACTTTGATTACTTTCAAAATCCGTGTATTTTGCGTATCTTTCTGTTGAGAAATAAGGAGGACTAGTGAAAATTAAATCAAAATTCCTGTGCCTAGACCAATCAAAATCTTCGGCTGGGTCTTTTGATATGTGAACCTCTTTAGTTTTATGCTTAGAGTAAAATTCAACCTGTCTATCGTAATTCTTGTGCAAATCTAAATTGGGATCAACTCCAACATAACACTTTGTGTTTTCACTAGCAAAAAAACCAGCCAATCTATCTCCCCAGCCCATTGAAAAATCAATTACCTTGCCGTTTTTAGAAAATTTTTCATAAATTATCTTAGCAACATTAGGTCTAAATTGAGGAGCAGTGTAAACAGTAGAAGACAATCTAAAGCAAAACATATATTCAGGCTCTTCGATTTTTCTAAAATTATTTACAGATCTGAATAGCGGGGACAAAAATCCTTTTAGTTTTTTTTTCCATTCTTTATCACTCAAATCATGGCCATTCCATATCTGATGAGGTGAGACTCTATTGTATCCGCCACATCTATATCTATCTTCTTTTTGAAAATAATTAGAAATATTATTATAATGATGTCCTAATTGAATAGTGCCAAAATAATCCTTCATATTAAAATCATAAAGGTGTTTAGTCCAAATTTTATTATTAGAATCTTTTATAATTTCTTCTTTTTTATCACACAATGATAAAAACAAATCTTCAACTTCTTTTTCATCACAAAAAGAAAATGGAATTTTTTTATTTTTATCCTCCATCAAAATGTCAGAAATAACATCTATAATGTCTTCTTTTTTATAAGATGAAACCAAATTTTCATAAATAGAATTGGTTATTATTGGATATCCATTTTTAGAATATTTTCTTAAGAAACTATCCAGTTTACTCATTATTTTCAAATTCCAATATTCTTTTTTTTAATTCATCAATATTATCAAATCTCTCAACAATATTTTCAATAGATCTGCTATTTTTCTTTGAATGGGTATGTTCCATATGACATAACGAACACAAAACTCTGCATTTGCTAATCTCAGCAATTAGTTCGTCAGAAGAATGAGAAGCGTTGTAAAGCCTGTACATTCCACCAGCACTGGACCTCTTTGAGTATCCATTTTTTACATGATCTGACTTTTCACAACCCGGCAAGTGATCGAAACAAAGATTGTAAGGCAATTTGTTATACCCACAAATCTCACAACCTTTGGACATTTTGTAAATATCAATTAGCCTATGTCTATTTTCTTTAATTTGTGCTTTAGTTATTTTAACCATTATTTAATATAATCTTTTATAGTACTAAGATTATATTAAATAATATAATACAAATCAATATCAAAAAACTTTAATCAAGTCTTCTCAACCAAAACAGCCTTGATTTGGTTAGGATCAATTAAAATCCATGGTCTATGAGAATTAGGCCTATCTATGGAATCAGAGACCGGAGTGTAATTTCCGTGCAATGTCACTCTATCTCCAATATTAAATCCCCAATCTTCAGAAACCCTTGGTCCCTTCTTAATTACATATCCTTGTGGAGCACCAGTAATAGATGCATCTGCCTCTATTTGAAGAATTGTGCCTAAGGCTTCCTGTGCAGTTAACAACTCAACTAAAACTTGAGAGCCACAAGGGCTTACGTCCTTTATGCTAGGAACTGCTGCACTTAACTTTTGACCATCTACTCCAAGAATTTCACTTTTGCTCATTAATACTCCTAATTAAAAATTAAATTTCTTTTGTCTATCTTCATTATAGTTAAACAAATTGTATTTTTTATTAAAAATATAATCTTCAATGATTTTCTCTGAGTTTTCCTCTTTTAAGCATAAATATCCATTATGTCCCATCTCGTAAGATTTAATTAATATTTCTTTCAAATCATCACGAGAAATGTGAATATTTCCTATTCTTTTTTTATTTAAATCTTCAATATTGTCTACCTCGGAATCTTCAGAATTACACCAACCACACTGTGTCTCAAACTCATCAACCACCCTGCCGCATTCAGGACAAAAAGTATAAAGAACCATAACTACCTCCAAAAGGATAAAAAATAAAATAATCCGTTCCTCTCGCCAACAACTATTGGATTGATAAAGTTTTCTTTTAATAAGTTCTTATCTTCATCTAAAGATGTTATTGAATTAGAAGGAATCATGACAAAATAATAATCAAAAAGTGAAAAATCTTTTTCCAACCAAGATAATTGATTGGGCAATTCACTTCCAAAAAAACCCATAGAACACATTTTAGAAATATAAGGATATCCTCTAAATGTTATTTTTGATTCATCTAAACTAGCTCCATTCATTTTAGCAACAATTACAGATGCTTCTTTTAATAATATCTTGTGAAAACCAAAATAAGTAGAAGAAAGATTGTTTGCTATTTTTTTTAATTTACTTCCAATTAAAACACATCCTATTTCTTCGTAATAATTAGACTTTTTCAATAATTCATAAACAAAAGGTTCAAATTTATTATTATCTTTCTGGTATATGTCGAAATTTTTTTCAGAATTCAACCATAAAAACTTTACATCATTTAATTTTACATTAAAATTTTCTTTACAACTTCTCAATTCGCACTTTTTGATATTATCTTTTATCAATCTTACATGTTTATGCAAATCAAGGTCTATTGATATGTTTTTTGTAAAAAACTTGAATATTCCATCTATTGATTCATTTAAGTTTTTATCAAAAGCATATTTTATCAACTCTAAACAATTTATTAATTTTATAGAAGTATTATTATCTATTGGAAAACTACAAATGTCAGGGTGTAAAATATCTATAATTTCAGATAAATTATAAAGATCCATGCCAAATTGTCCCAAAGCAGTAAGAATTACTTTTTTATCATAATTCTTAATTTCAGACAAAATCTTCATTTATTTGGTTCGACTAAACAAAATAAAAATCTGCCGTCTAAAGAAGGTTTTCTGCCTATGGTTCCAAATTCTTCTAATTTAGAGCAGAATTTGTTTATCACAGAAAATCCTATTTCTGTGTGGTTGTTCTCTCTTCTTTTAAATTCTAGTCTAACATTTACCTTTGAACCTGCATGTAAGAATTTTATGGCAGATTTAAGTTTTGTTTCTAAGTCATTATCCGCTATGCCACAGGACAATCTTATTTCTTTAGTTTGCGTAAATTTTTTAGACTGTCTTTGTTTTTTATCTTTTATTTCTTGTTGATATTTGAATTTTCCAAAATCCATTATCTTACAAACTGGAGGACGTGAATTGGGAGATACTTCTACCAAGTCCAATCCAGCGTAATTAGCCAATTCCTTTGCTTTAATTAAAGGAACAGGGCCTAAATTCTTACCGCTTTCATCTATAACAACTATAGGAGAAAATCTAATTCTATCATTGATTCGGTAGAATTTTTCATTTTCATTTTTCATATAAAACTTAAGAAAATTCCTTTGCGTGTGACCAAAAGTTAATCTAATTATAATCTTTTTTTAGATAAAATCAAGTTAAAGATTATTTGTAGGAGTATCATTTATCTTAATTAGAAATCCTTCTCCTTGAGAAGGAAATCTTCTAACCCATTCCACATCAACTCCTAATCCACATCCCAAATCCTCTGGTTCATAAGGTATAAAACTAATGTTACTAATATCAGATTTTACTATAGGAGCAAATGAGATGGGTTGCATTTTCATTAATTTGAATTCTAACCAATAACACCCAGGCAAACAGGTGGTTGCCGAGTCCCAATTGAAAACTAAAAATGTTGATGTAAGTTGATTTGAAATCGTTCCATCTTCTTGAGTAATGTCTTCAAAAACAGACTGAATCTCCGCAGGAGCGTTTATTGCTCTAAAAATTCTAAGCGAAGAGCCTTTAGACCAAGATTGAATCTGAGTTCCGTTGTATCCTCTTTGAACTCTTATTAATTTATTGTTTTCATCAAAACCAGTAACCAACATATATTCTGGACCTCTGGCCCTATCCATTATGACTATATCATTTTGCATAACTTGATTAAAACCAATATTGTCAGCAAAAGAGATATAATCTATTTGATCATTAATATTTTTCTTTAGTTTTGCATTGCACCAAATGCTTGCCTCTAAAACAAGGCTCTCATCTGTCAAATCTATGACGCCATCACAATCATCTATCGAAACCTTATAAGATGGTTGCGTATCATGTCTCTTAATGCAAAAATCTGGCTGAATGCCTTGAGGGCATCCATACGCATCATTACAAGATGATGAAGAACCACTACAGCCTATTCCCAACTCTACATTTAGTGCCATAAATTTATTTATTATAGTAACAATAAAAAACGGCAGAATTTTAATTCCGCCGTTTTTCACCAAACTCAGAGTGAATTGAATCACCTCCTTCAAACTCTGATTTGTTCAAATATGCCTTCGGATTTCATCCAATTTATTCTTTCTAGCATCCAATCTAAATTTTGATTGAATTCTTCCAAAACAACATTCCCAAGTTGTGCAATTTTATCAGTTTTTTCAGAAATTTCTACATTACATAACATTGAACTCTTATCTTTTGGCCTAAAAGGGAAATAAACAACCCTGCCAATTCCTGAACTTACTATGTGAAGCATGCAAGATTTACAAGGCTTTGCGGTAACATACATAGTTGAATTTTCTAGGTTTCCATGAGCATGTTGAATAGCATTAACTTCAGAATGAACTATAAAATCATATTTTTCTGGTCTTGTCCATGTTATATCTGTATCTTTTATTTTTTTTGGCGGGCCGTTATAGCCCCACCCTAATGGCTCATTATTTTCACCAATTATAAAAGCACCACATTGCGAACTTGGATCTTTAGACCTAGAAGCAGCCCAAAATGCCATTGCTATATAAAATGAATCTCTATCTGGCACGTCTCTAGGTTTCATATTCGCCCATTTCTATTTTTGATAATTTGTCCAAATCAAAATTAAACTTTGCTTCTTTATGAGCATTTTCAAGCAAAGAAAGTTTTTTTCTCATTTGCTTTAAATACCTGACTGTGCAGTGAATTCCTGTGTGTCTTACAAAGTGATAATGACTACCAAAATTCAAATAATAAACTAAAAATCTAATCTGAATTTTTGAAGTAAAATACTTAGTTAGCCAATATTTATCTTGAGGAACATCATCATCTAAAAAACAACCAGATATAAGTTTTCTTTCTCTTTCTTCTAACAAACTTGACAAATCTCAATCCCCTCTATCAATTCCAAATGCATTAGAATCATTCCTCCAACAAATTCTTTGGGAACCCACTTTTGAATTTTTTTCATTAAGTCAAGCATATATTTGACATCTTCACTCAAATTGTCCCCAGAACTTTCTCCTTGCATAAAACCATTATCAGCCATCAATTCATAAGCATGTTGAATGGCATCGCTAAAACCAGTCTTTATTAATAAATTAGTATAATAAGGAAGTTCTAAAAGATGATCTTCTATTTTGCTTCTATTATGAAGTTTTTTATCAATAAAGTAATTTTTAATAACAGTTTGTACTAAAGGCTTTAGTTCAATTGTTGCTATCAATATATCGTTATTTTCTAGTCCAACTTCACAATCATCCTCATAATAATCATCATAAAAATCACACGACGTTTCTATTGCCAATTGCATTTTTATTTAACTCCGAAGATGTGAATTATTAACTATAAATAATTATATAATAAATTTCTAATTTGTCAATAGATAACAGTAGAAAATAATCAAAAAGGTAACTTATGAATAAACCATATTCCATTTTATTTTGTTTCTTAATTTTATTTAGCGGATGTGCTAAAATCAGTCCATTAAGCCCAAACAATAAACAAAATATCAATAATCAAAACGGACATATCGAGGATATAAAAAGTAATCAAAATGGAATAATGGCAGATATTGCCAATCTAAGAAACAAATTAGATGTAATGGCTAGAGACTTAGAAAATCTCCAACAAGGCTTGGTGAATTCTAATAATAAAAATTTTGGCGTACAAATATTTCAAGGAGATGGTGGATTAATATTTGCGTTCTCCCTAATGGTTTGCGGACTTGTTATCTATAACTATAGACAAAAAGCAGTAAATTATAAAAAAGCAGCAGAGATAATGGGAAATGAAATAAGACAATTGAAAAATGTTGAAATTGAGAATAACATCTTTATGAATGCTCTTAATGCAAAAGTAGAAGAAGATGTTTATAAATTATTGAAAAAATAAATAACTAACAATCATAACCCTGTCTGATGTTTCTGAGTATTAAATAACCCTCGCAATTGTTTCCTAGAGGTCTATTTAATTTATTAGGGTTTAGTTTTCTTTTTTTGCAATCTTGTACGAATTCCTCTATGGAATTATCTATTTTTGCTTTTTCAATTGGTCTTAACTTTTGACAAATCCATTTAGATTCATCCAAATCATCATTATACAAATAACGACATGTTTTGCTCCCAGCATTACACATGCATACGTTTTTAATTTGATTTTGAGATAAACTCATTTAGACAATATCCTTTAGATAAATTTCTTCACCTATATCAGATATCAAAACTCCTTTATGGTGATCAATTTCATGTTGAATAACAGTTGCACTAATTCCTTTTTCATAAATTGAATCAAAGTCTTCTATTTTTATTTTATCATCAACTACCAAGCATTTTCCACAAACTCTTATAGACTCATATCTCATTAATTTAAATCTTCTAATTTCATTATTTAAATTTTTTAATGATAAACAGCCCTCTATTGATAGAAATTTCTTATCATTCAAAGGCTCATAATCGCAATCAACCATATACATAAACTTCTGTTTATCCGTATCGTAATAAATAAAAAATTTCCAAGGAATTCCAACCTGTACGGCTGATAGACCTATGCCTCCGTGTTCAATGCATAATCTCTCCATCTTTTGAGCAATAGAATATAATTCGCTCAAATTATTAGTGGGAGTATTTATTGCATCTTTTGGTATCTGGTCAACTAGAGATATTTCCATTTTTCTTACGATAATGCCTTGGTAATATTCTCCACCTTGGAATTCAACCAAGATCTTAATTCTTCGGGATTTTCTTTTACTGAACTTGGAACTCTCAAAATAATTGGCGTGTCATCGCTATCGTTAACTAATAAATCTAGATATTTAGAAATTAAATCTCTAATCATTTGAGAAACATTTTTATGCCCAAGTTTCTTTGCAGAACTCTTAATAAGTTCATACATCTCAGGATCCAAAGAAAGGCTCATTATTTTCAACTTTTTTTCAGACATTTTTTATTCCTTTTTGTTTCCAAAGTGACCTCTAATCTTTTCTTTTTGAACTTCTATCGCAGATTCTTTTTTCTTTCGTTTTCTTTTTTCACTAGGACTTTCATAAAATTGTCTTTGTTTCCACTCAGACAATATTCCTGCGTCATTTACCTGTCTCTTGAAGTTAGAAAGCAAATTTTTAAATGCTCTATCTCTCTCTTCATAAGAACAATTTGGAGGCAAATCCTTTATCTCAACCCTAATCAATGCTTTTTTCATTATAAATCAATAATCTCCTAATCTTTTTTTATTTTAATGAATCTAGTGCCCATTTTTTTATTTTTAATTTTACGGACAACTTCATAAGGAACTATATTACTAGATTCTATAGAAGAAGGCAAGTTATCTTTATTTAACAAAGGAAAAATTTTGTTAAATTTAGCAAAAATAGAATCTAAAATGTTAATCTTCCACTGGTATTCGTCCGTACTAGATATTATAGTAGAAAAACTAAAAATATATTCTTTCAACAAGCCTTTACAGCACAAATCATCAATTTCATATTCTTTTACGTTATTATACCTATTTCTTTCATCAAAACATAAAAATGGAGTTCTTGCACATATTGCCATTCTTGAAATATTACTAAACACATCTAAAACAAATCCAGTCGCCCTAATAGTAGAAAGCATTTTGGATGAACTCTGACCCCATACGTGCGAACACTCACTATCACTTATATCATTGGACAAATCATGACAAAATAAATCCTTGTAAATAATGGGATAATATCCTTTGCTAATTAAATTATTGCATAAGTAAATCCAAAATTCACTACCTATATTTGTTTTCTCTATTTTACCTAAACTCCAACCATAAGAAATCTTAGAAGGATAAATAAAAACCTTTAATTCTTTGTTGCTTATTGTTCTAGCAAAGTCCATTCCTAAAGAAACGCTAGAATTTATATTTGGCAAATTTACTTTTATATTTTTAAATTTTTCAAAAAATTCTGATTTTATTCCATTTTGATAATAATCATAAAAGTCTTTACAACTCATTATTTCATAAAACCATTCATTTAATGCTTTAATTAATAATGTATAATAAGTAGAATTATTTTCAAAATTACAATGTCCATTTTTTAACTTTTCTAATATATCATTATCATCTACAGTCCAATATTCATCTACATAAGGAAACAAACCCTCATTGCCGGGCCATGAAAGTAATATAAAATATTTTGAACCTTTCAATTCTTCCTTAATTCTTTTTAATAAAATCGAAGATAAAATAAATGATGAACGTAGATCTCCAAAAAAAGGAAATACAACTATGTTGTCTAAAGAACTAGGGCATTTGCTTTCATCATAAACAACTCTTTTTAGTCCTAATTTATCAGAACTTCTTTTTAACATTTCAGAAACTGTGAACAACTTCTCCTCCTATTCTTTTATCATTTTCTTTTTTCATTTGTAAAACAAGATTGTAATCTTCAACTAAACCAATATTATCTTCATAATTTTTATTATTTAATTCTTCTATGCATCTCTTGACAACTTCAATTCCCTTATCATTATCATTATAAACATTTAAAAAATGATTGACAGATAATTTCCTGGGACCAAAATCACATAGGTTTCTTCTTATTCCCTCTTGTCCTCTTTGACCCCAAATTTGATCAGGACTTTCAAAAAGAATGTAAGGAACTCCCTGCATGCCAGATAGTCTAGTTGATGCAGTCCAAAATTGAATTGTAAATTCACAATTTTTTATTATTGATAATGTATATTCAAGATCTTTAGATTCCTCCATTCTAGAAAAATCTAAAATATGGGGTACAGGACATGGCAGAGTGCTAACTTTTTCACCAAGCCATATAGGATTATATCCCATATCTTCTAATAATTTAATTAATTTAATATAAAATTCTGGTTGTAGGTTCCTTCCATAGCATTTTCTTCCTCTAGCAAATATACCTACACAAGGCTTTTTAATAAATTTTAATATATAATCATTTTTGCTAGATTCTGGTTCTGGTAATTTTGTCGCCTTTGGCTTCCAGTATTCAATGTCCTCTATCAAAGGAGGAATAACATTTTTACTATTGCATTTTGGACAAATATCTTTACTAACATTTATTTGATGAGCATGGCTAAAAAGATATCTGCAATCCAGGCATCTGGAGCAAAGTGCTATTTTACCCATGTAATTTGAAGGAACTACAATTCCATGTTGCTTTAAAGACTTTTCAATTTTACTTAAATTTTTAGATTGGTGATGAAATGCCCTAGAGTACTCTCTGAGCCACATGTGTTCGCTTTTGATTTCCCAAAATTCATCTACTAGATGTTGATAAAGATATTTCCTTCCATACCAACCAACTAAAATCTTATACTTTCCAGGATAATCTTTTATAAAATTTGGAACACAATATAAACAACCCAAAGTCTCACAACCAAACTCAGAAAATGAACAAATTATCATTTTTTGCCTTTTATCTTCAGGCTTGGGTCTGTTATTGAACTTATATATATTAAATTTTATATCTTCCAAAGGCTCTTCTTTAGAAGATGCTTTATTATCTCCACAATTTCTTACACTAGACTTTATAAATCTTTTAACCATTTATTCTAAACATCTTTGCGGGTTGAGAACACTTTTTGCATCTAAACTTGCGAATTTTTCCACAAGTTGAACAATTATTAGGAATTTCCTTTAATTCGGCATCAGTTATATCTTTTTTTGTTCCGGCCGTTTTAAAAGTCCATCCACATTTACACTTTATTACAAACATAAAATAATATAGTAAAATAACCTAAATATAGATTATGAAAACATTTAGAGAATTTTTCTATCAAGACAAAAATCAATTGTATTTGGACATTGCAAATAAAATCGCTGAGCAGCACAATATGCCCAAACCAACCAATTTATTAGCAAAAGGAGGATTTGCTCTGATATTTAACACCATAAATCCAAATATAATTGCAAGAGTATCAGATACTAGTGAATTAAATAATGCCTGTGACTATGTGATTTCTAGACCAGAAATTCAGGCTACAGGAGGAGTAAATAAAATATTAGCAATGTTTGAAAATAATGATTTTTTAGTAATGTTCAAAGAAAAACTGAACGATAATTGGCAACCCTATTTTAAACATATTTTTATTGAACTAAAGCCTATAGAAAAAATATTAAAAATCAACTCAAATCGTTTTAAAATATTTGATTTAGAATCAATACATGAAATAATAAATTCTTATATTGATAATAATGAAAAAATGCCATTTGAATTTTTATTTACTAAACGCATATTGATGGAATTGCCCATGATCATTCCTGAATCAAGTATGATTAATTTTCTTGATTCTTTAGAAATAAAAGAAATTAAGAATCTTGTAGAAGCAATTAAAAAAGGATTGCCGATTGGAGATCTACATAGAAAAAATCTTGCTTTAGACAAAAACAACAATCTTGTAGCAATAGATTGCTAATTACTTATTCCTAATTATTTTAAATACTCTCTTAATTTCTTTGCTTTCAAATAAAGACCAAGATTTATGTTTTATATCTTCGTCGTCATCTTCTTCTAAACTAGCACCCGCCAGATCGTACCTATAAGCCCCTTTGCCTAATTTGCCTCCTCCTTTGCCATACTTGCCTCCTAAGTCCTGGCACAGGCTGGGGACCGACACTGAGGAGGCTATTGTGCGAACGCAACCTTCTATCCTATTTCCATCTACTAAAGCAAAAACGACAGCAGTATTTACATCTTCCCAAGTAACCATTTCATCTGCCATATCTGCGATCATGTCTCTGTGCTTTGCAGGAATGATACCCATTCCTACAACTCCAACACTTTCCTCTACTATTGCTTTTGAGCAAGCGGTTGCTTTTGAATCAATCCAAAACTTAGGCCTTTCAAAATTAATTATTTGTTTTAATAATAAAGAATCCTTAAAAGGAAATAATTTACTCCAAGCATTGAATTCATAATCGCTACAATCATCACTCATTAGGAATTCTGTGTCTGTGGTAATTCCTATCATCATTGCTGTGGCGACTTTGATATCAAACTGGTTGTCTTCATCAAATTTAAAGCCTAAATCTTCAATAATAGAATATATTGTAGCACAGGTACTTCCTGCTTTTAAATTTATATATAATCCATCAAAATTATTAGGCGAATCTTTATGATGATCTATAACAATATCAAAATTTACATCTGGTGCACCGGCGTTGCTGGGTGGCGCATCAACTAATATTTTAAGATCATAAGAATTATCATAATATTCTAATAATTTTAGATCAGGATCTAATAAATTAACCATTGATCTATTTTGAGGATGAGAAATAGATCCCGAATAAAACAAATCACAATATATTGAATTTTTAGAAAACAACCACTTTAGGCCCATCATAGATGCTATGGCATCTGGATCTGGGAATGGGTGCGTAAATATAGCTATCTTTTTGCTTTTACCTTCTAAAAAGCATTTGAATTTTTCTAAATAATCAGACATTTATCAATAATTTTGCAGGTGCTTGGGAGTATCATTTTTATAAGCAATTCCGGTGTCATCGCTTAATTTATTAATCTCTTGTTTTTTAGACTCGATTTGTGCTGATAATTTTTTCTGGCTATTTGTGTCGCCAAATCCCATAGAAGTATTATATTTGACCTCTAATTCATACAATTCTTTTTTCAAACCTTCGATCTTTTCTAATTCTTCATTTGAATATGTAACTCCCAATTGTTGAGGTTCCATATCTTGGTCAGTTCCCAAACTGTCTCTTGATTGAGGATTGGAAGGATAAACATTGCGATGATCTTGTTCATTCAACATATTGGTCTCGGCGTGATCTGAACTGGTCGCATATATTGCATTCCAATAGTCATTATCGGTTTTATTAATTTCTTCAGATGGATTTGTATTTGTGAAGCCAAAAAAACTACTTTGTGAAGTTTGGGGATTAACATTGGGCAACTCTCCAGCCTTGAAGATTCCTTTTTCTAAAGCTTTATCCCACATATCTACAAAATTATCAAATTCAACTTTTTGTTTTTCAATATCACTCATGTTTTCCTCTTTTTTAATAAAACCACATTGTATTTATCATACTAGTTTTAATTTTTCCTCATTTAATTTAATATTTTCATCTTCAGACAATATTCTAGATTTAATTGCATCATCGTATTGATCTGTATTGATGATTGAAATTATCGACCAATGAGGATCGTTTTTTGGTACGTTTTCTGGACGAGCGTAAAAGAACATTTCAAGCGTGTATTTATAAGGCTTCTTGGCACAGTCTTCTATAGACATGCCTGATAGCAAGTCCTCCGCCATATTTCTAGGAACTTTATAGGCATCACGCTCTGAGGCGTACAAAAGTTTTCTCATAACTTGAGCAGTTGCCTCCATTTTATTTTCAGTGTCCATTAACAGTGATATTATCTGTCTTTTTTCTCCGCCATCAATAAATTCAGCAATGGCAGAATATTGGGCGATTATATTACCTTTTTCAAATTCGCCTTTTCTAACATCTTTGAAATAATCAAAAAAATTCTCTTCTGTTATTGTTGGCTCATCGATTTTACTTGTCATGATTGTTCTCCTCTTGATACAGGACTTTTCATAACCTGTAATCTTGCGTCTTGTTCTTTAGGTAAATTTGTAAATTTATAACGATCTCTTTTTGATGGAGATTCAAATGTATAAGACTTAAATCCTGCTCCTGGTCTGATGAGTCTTAGTTGAAGCAAATTACCTCTATTTTCTTCATCATTCCAATAACTAATTTCATCCTTGAATTTATTGTAATCTTCTTCCCAAAAAGTTACAACTTCTCTATTCCAATCTTCGTCTTCAACTAGAATATAGTAATATTTATTGCCCTTTTTGCTTACCTTTTCTTCTGGCTTTTTTATTATCATGATTTCCACGCCAGTATTAATAATTGTTTCATCATTTTTGAATTTCTGAAATGAGTGCTCGCCAATATAATCGGGGCTTTTTTCTAATGGGTGCTGCCAACTAAAGCCGTAGTACTTCTTCTCTAAGTCAAATTGATTTGGAATTGAATCAATTGAATATGTATTTTTAGGCTCCCAGTTTTCTAAAGAAATAAAATTTTGTTCTATAAGTTCTGCTTTCTGCTCATATGAGGAAACGCTTTTCCAGTATTTTCGCAAAACTTGATGCAGATCGTCTTTGTCGAATTCAGGGGCGATGTCATCTTCATTGAGTTTTTCAAAGTTTTCATATAAATTCATTACATATTTATTATCATATTTTTCATGAACTTCTTCTTTCAATAATGATTTTATGGAATTCAGCAACTCTTGTTTTCTTTTCTCTTGTCTTTTTTGCTTGTCAATTGTACTCTTAGACCATTTTTTATACTCTTCGTAAAATTCTAATAATACATGTATGGGCTTTTCTTTAAAAACCTCTAAATATATTAAAGGCTCTACAATTCTTTTATCTGTGCCGAATCTATTAAGAAAATCTTCTATTCCTTGATAAGGTTGCTTGCTGACGATTTCTTCGGCAACTTCTTTTCCAATGCCTTTTATATTTGAAAATCCAATATAAATTTCATTGTCTATAATCTCATAATTAGATTTGGATTTGTTTAGTTCGCATCTGTTAATTTTTATTCCTGATCTTTCGGCTTCTCTTTTGTAAGACTTTAATTTGTCTTCATCGGCTTCTAAACAAAGAGTGGAAACAAAAAACTCTAGTGGATAATGCGCTTTTAAGTACAGAAGCCTTGAGGAGATATAGGTGTATGCACAAGCATGGCTCTTATTAAAGCCATAACCAGAAAATGCTTCAACCTGATTAAAAATAAAATTTATATTTCTATTGTCATCAGAACTAATTGGCCATCCTGTTTTTTTACTTCCGTTCTCTAGAAACATTTGCTTGTATTTTGCAAACTCTGAAACCTTCTTTTTGCTAATGGCCTTCCTAATTTTTTCACAATGTATTAAGGGAATATCTCCCACAATATTCAGAACTTGCATGCATTGTTCTTGATAACATAACACTCCATGAGTCTTTCTCAAAACCTCTCTGACACATTCTGGGACGTGATCCTCCCAAGTTTCTTTTCCTTTTTTTCTTTGAATGTATCTTTCATGCATCTGCATTTTCAATGCAGATGGCCTAAAAAGAGCAGTGTACGCAACCAAATCATCAAAAGAATCCACCCCACCAGACTTGATTAAATTTCTCATTCCTTCACTGTCGAATTGAAAAACGCCTCTTGTTTTTGATTCATTTGCTAAGAATATTGATTTAGGATCATTTAAATAAGAAATATCAGTCCAATCCGACATGCCTTCTTTTGCTGATATAGACTGCAAATTATGACGTTCTTTAACTAATTTACAACAATTTGCTATTCTTAATAAATCTTTAATTGCCAATACGTCAAACTTAATAAGTCCAACTGGTTGTAGGTCTTGATCGTGAAGACCTTCTGTCCAACCGCTAACTGGGTTGCCATCGGTATCAATCATAACAGGAACAAAGTCTGCTATCTTCACGCTCGATATTACAGTGCCTCCCGCATGCTTGCCTCTACTTCTATTTCTATCTATTAGTTTTCTAGCAGCCTCTGTTACTTCTGGATATTTTGTACAATATTCATTAAGTTCAGGACTAATTTCTATTGCCTTTTCCCAAGTTAAAGGATTTCCTTCTTCGTCTTTGTCTTGAAGATTTTTTGTTATAGTTTGAATTTCAATTCTATCTACACCATGCACTCTGGCCATGTCTAGCAAAGCGCTTTTCATGCCAAATGTTCCATAATTACCAATATTTACAACGTTATCTCTACCGAATGCCTTGGGACAAAAAGTATTTCTAAGATAGTCCTGAACAACTGGCAGGTAGTCTACGTCTATATCAGGGAATTCTCCCTGAATGTGTTTTGGATCATCATTTATATTAAATTCATCACATAATTCAAGCAAATATGCAACTAATAAATTATTTTCATTTGAAGAAAATTTATAATTTTTATCATATAAATCTAAAAAATAATCATGCTCTTGTTGAGCGTCAATTTCTTGAAGTTCTTTTTTTAATCTTTCTTTATAATTTTCTTTATTGATATTAAATTTCTGCATATTTTTCATGCAGATTTTTATTAATTTTTCTCTAGGATCGATCATATTCTGTGATATCCGATTGAGCCTGCTCCATTATCTGATTTGATATTGTCTTCTACCATGCTCTTTAGAGTCTCTATGGCCTCTTCATAAGCGTTGCCTAAAATACAAACTGCCACAAATAGTTCTTTCAAGTGAGCGACAGACATGTTTTCAGTGTCTTCCACCCATCTTTCTATATCAATATTATATTCTATCTGAGTTTCTTTATCAATCAAATGATTAAAATATATTTTTCTAGAATTTTTCTTGGGATGGCCCATCTTAAATCTTTTATCAAATCTGCTTGGTCTGTTTAGTATTCTTTGTCCAAGCCTTTCAGGATAATTACTTGTCGCCAAGTAAACAACTTTTTCTATTTGATCTACACCATCTAAAATATTTAAAATATCCGACTCATTATAAGAATCGATTATAGAATCAATATCTTCCATCAAAACAACAATAGGAGTATTTGGCTGTATTTCTCTAAACATTCTAATACCATCGCAAAATAAACCAGGGGCACCGAATTTAAAAACCACGCCATCTCGGCCTATAACATCAGAACATATCAATTGAATTGTAGAAGATTTACCCGATCCTGCTGGTCCATATAAGAATATACCGCGTTTATAATTTAATTTATACTTCTTGAAAGCATCTTCTCTTTCCCAAAACTTACTTATTTCTTCAATAACTCTTTCGCTGTTTGTTTCGGGAAATTTAATCAAACCATCAGTCTTAACATTTATTTTTTGAAAATAAATTCCTTTTGCATGATCAACCTGAATATCGTATACGCCTGGGCTTAAGCCATCTACCGTGGCTCCAGAAGGATAAAATTTAGTTCCATCACATGTTGTAAATTGCTTTAAACCAACAAGATCAATGCTTGATAATTCGTTTATGGAATCTGTGGCGAAGAAGTCAGTGACTACTTTTTTTAGTTTATTTCTTGGAACCATGATGTTTTTTATGGAGTTAGAAACATTATACAAATAAAATATAATAAATACAATAATGAAATCTATAAAAATTAAAATAATTCAACGCGAAATAGAAAATCAATGCGAAATAAAATTACATGATCTTATTGGAAAAGGTTATTATATAAATTTAAGACATAGATACGATAAAAATAAAGTAATGTTACGACAATTAAGCAAACTAAATTTAATAAGTATCATATCAAGATTAGATGGAGTGTATCCAAAAGATTTGGGATACACTCCAAACAAAAATGGAAAATTTGAAATAATAGAATATAGCACAGCAGCGGCGACGGCTCATATAAATGCAATAAAACTTGCAAAACAAAATAATTATGAAAATGTTCTTGTTTTAGAAGACGATGCTCTATTTTCTAAAAATGGATTAAAAAATCTAATTGAAGCATTAATTCAATTACAAAATAAAAATTGGGATGTTTTGTACATAGGTGGAGATTGTAGAGACAAATTTGAATTTCATGGAAAAAATTTAGTCAAAATAAAGAACATAATGTGTTCTCATGCGTATATCGTAAATAAAAATTTTTATGATACAATTCTAAATGAAAAAAAAATAATTCAACATTTTGATGTATTTTTAAATGAATATGCAAAAGAAAAATATTTGGTTAATCCTTTATCGATTATTCAAAAACTTGTTAATAAAACAGATATAGGAGAAACAACTTTTACTCCTGATTTGCGTTATTGGGCCAAAACATATTCAAACAAATAATCTTGGATAAATTTTTATTCAAAATATTCAAAACTTATATTTAAAAATAATATATATATATATATATATATATGTGCAATTAATGCACATATCTTTTTAATAAAAGGAGTTATAATGATACAAACAACACAAGGAACCGGTCCAGGTGCTGCTCAAAGTTCAAGAGGCCCAGACGGCGGAAATAGATTGAATGGTGGCTATATTCCATCAAGTGCCCCACAAGTTGTAGCTGCTGGCCATCTTACAACAGAAGGTAGCGAAGGAGCGGGAAACTGGCAGCAGAGAGTGGTTTTCGATGTGCCATTTTCTGGGGATCCGCATAGTTATGTTGTAATGACACAACAAGATGACTACTCTAATGACGATGGAAGAAATCAATATCCCCCACATATTGAAAAACTAGACGCAGAAGGCAACAATGAAGATGAAGGATATACCGGTGGATTTGGAGCATTCATTGTGCACACAGGCGACAACGAATCGCGTAAATTTATGTGGATGGTTGTAAAAATTGGCAACACACCAGGCTACTCAATTCCTGACTGAATTTATTTATAATTATTAAAATTAAGGCCTCTTTTTGACGCAAGTTGGAAAGGGGCCTTTCTTTTTTTAAAATTATAAATTTGAAGCATAAATAAAAATGCACTAATTTTTGGAGATAATATGAAAAGTTTTGCAGAATATTTAAATAATAAAGGCGAGTTACAAGATCCAGTGGTTGAGCCAAAAAATCAAGATCAATCTAAGGTTGCACAACCAAAACCAGCGATGGCTCGAACAGGAAAGCCAGAAAAAGAAACTCCAAAAGTTGAATATATTGATGGTAATGGAAAATTAATTGAAAAACCAGAAACAGCAGCAGTAGTAGACTACAAAGGTCCATTCGTAAAATCTCCTGAAGGAAAGGGCTGCTCTCCCTATAAAGCGGCTAATGATGATGTCAAAAGTCCAAGTTTTGATGTAGAAAAAAGTGGACTAGGAGAATTAGGGGATGGCAAATTAAAATATGAGCCAAATACAGAATACAAACAAGAAATAGTAAAAACGCAATGGAAAAAAACAGAAAACTTTTTGAATAAAACAAAAGGAATGCCATTAGCAGAATTTACTAAATATATGCTTGGTGAATGCGGATGCGGATCAGAAGTTGATTCTTCCGATCTTCCCTATGTAACTGCTTATACCGCAGGTAAATTCCAACCACATCCACCAGAAGCAATTAAATACGTTGTAGTTTTAGCAAATAAAAATGATAATATTTTAGACAATATTGTCAGAGAAATGAAAACCAGTGGTTGTTTAGGCAAATTGATAAGAACAATTTTAGATCATCCAGAAGCGTATGATGAATTGACATCATTATTTGGAGACGAAGAAAATGGAACTAGTAGATGCAAAATGTTTGCCAAAAGCATGAATAATTCAGTTGAAAAATTTACACAAGATTACGATTCAATGTACGAATCAGTAAGTTCTCCGGTAGGCTTTGAAGACGAAACAGAAGAAGATGAAGATTTTGATATAGAAGATGATGATAAAACAGAAGAAGATGAAGATGATGATCTAGACATTGGAGATGATGAAGAAGACTATGACATGGAAGACATGGACGATGAAGAAGACATGGGTGATGAAGAAGACATGGGTGATGAAGAAGACATGGGTGATGAAGAAGACATGGGTGATGAAGAAGACATGGACGATGAAGAAGACATTGGTGATGAAGAAAGATCAATGGAAGACAGTCCAAGAGATTATGAAGATGAGAGTATGGATGTCCATGAACTCAACCCAAAAAAGAAACTCAAAAAGAAATTTGCCCATCACAATTTATTCAATGCAATGAAAGATCATGATTCTATCAGAAATTCTCTAGATTGATTGCTATAATAGTTGATGAGAATATGCATATTAAATGACCATACATGGGATTGTAACTTTTCGCCTGAATTGTATTTAAAAGATCACAGATGCGAAAGGATAGATATATTTTATAAAAAATCGCATGAAATATTAAAAAAAATACAAAATAATTTTGATTTATTTTTAAATTTTTGTGACGCCTCTTTAGTTGAAAAAAGACCAGGACTAGATGTTGTTCTGGCGTTAGAGAAATTAGGACTGCCTTTCACAGGTGCTTATAGTTTCTGCTATGAGCCGTCTAGAAATAAGATGAAAACCATATGTGAAAACAAAAACATATCAATGCCAAAAGCCATTAATATTGGCGATATAAATAAAGTTAGCAATGATATTTTTAGATACTTTAAATATCCATTGATAGTAAAACATTCAAATAGTTTCGGCAGCATTGGACTAACTAAAAATTCCAAAGTCTATAATTTAGATCAATTAAAAGTTGAAATAGAAAAAATGTTAAAAATAACAAAAGTAGCAAGAATAGAAGAATTCATAGAAGGAAAAGAATTTAGTTGCTTAATATCCCAAAACCCTAAAAATATAAATGATCCCATAGCATATGAACCTATAGAAATAAATTTCCCAGAAGGCGAGTCATTTAAACACACAGAAATGAAATGGATTAATTATAAACAAATGGATTGCAAACAAGTAGAAGATAAAAACATTTCAGAACAAATAAAAAATATTAGTAAAGAATTATTCAAAGGAATTAATGGAAGAGGGTATGGAAGGTGCGATATTAGAATGGATGAAAATAACAACCTGTTTATTCTTGAGATAAATTCCCAAGCAGGAATTTTATTGCCTCCTGACGAACCTTCTACAGCAGATATAATATTAAAATTAGAAAATAAACATGAATATTTTGTAGATCTTTTAATTAAATCAGCATTTGCCAATACTTCTCTTATAAATTATAGAGTTTAGAATTGCTCCACATATGGTAAATAAAACTAAAAATAAATGTAAGCAATGTTAATATCAATTCTGCTGATAAAACTTTATAACCTAAGCCATTTTCTCTCAAAGGAAAAATTCTCATCAATATTTCTCCAATTATAAAATAAAAAACATATGCTGTTATTGAAGTTCCTAAAGATTGCCAAAACGACATTGTAAAACATATAAAAAAATTCTTCATTCAAAGTCCTGTTGTATTCGAGATGATTAGTGATATATAGATGATATATGATCAAAAGGACAAATACAACATGGAAATTCCTATATTTTGTATAAATTTAGAAAGAGCAAAAGAAAGAAAAGAAAATATTGAAAAGCAATGGATAAAAGAATTAGGATTTGATATTAATTTTTGGAAAGCATACGACAGAAGAGATATAGCAAATAATAAATTTATATATCAATATTCTAAAGAAGAGGCAATAAGTTTTTTTGGAAGAGAATTAAACAATGGTGAAATAGCGTGTGCAACAAGTTTTTGCATGTTGCATGAGTATTTATTGAACAATGATTATAACGAAGCAATAATAATGGAAGATGATATAATTCCTTTAATAGAAAATAAAGAAGAATTATTCAATAAAGTCAAACAAGGAAAAATCGAATTCCCAGAATCAGAAATGATGATTTTCCATAAATATCCTTTTTCAGATCCTGTGCAATTAGAGAAAATATATAGCAATAAAAAAGAGCACTTTTCAATGTGTGAAGAAAGTCCTTGGGGAAATCAACTATTCTATGTTAATAAAAATGCAATATTAAAACTATACAATATGTTGAAAATAATAAAAACTCCTGCTGATTTTCCTCAACATTCAATATCTAAAGAATGCAAATTAATCATATCAAATGAACCTTTATGTCATCATTATTGGGGCGGGCCAAATTCAACAACTTACATAGGAAATGATATAAGAAATACATTTAGAGTTTTTATAAATTAAATTTTATATAATCTATTGTAGCATTTTGAACAAAGTTGTCCTGCTCCATCTATGTAATATTGTCTCTTATTTACATGATCCATTTTTCCATAAGATGTTATTTTTTTACAAATAACACAATGGTCTTTGAAAATTTTATTAATAAGATTCTTAATCATTTTTGATTCATTTCTTCCCAATTGCTTATTTGTTTACGTTTACAGCCTAGATTATAGGCATGAATAAATGCTTCTTTACAATAATTAATACAACATTTATCCATATACTCGTATCTTTGACCAAATTTACCCTCTGGCAAATTCGAACTACTAAATGGTTCATTTAACCATTTATGATATAAATTTTCTGGTGTCTCTGCGCATTCACCCGTCATAACTACTCATTGAATAAAATGCTATTCTTGGCAACAACAATTCCAGAGCCATGCTGACTGTTATATGCATTCAAAAAATCATCTTCAGGCTCTGAAATAATCATAATATGGTTTAATGAAATTTTATAAATTTCGTCTTTAGAAAAAGGAATTAATGGTATGCTTCCTAATCCTTCTGCTGTCATCATAAATTTATATGGCTTTTTCAATAAAGCATGAGTTTCTTCTACTGTTATATCACATATAACTTCTTCGCCTGTAATCAATTTAACTAATTTAATCATTTTTATTCCTGTGTTGGTACATCAAAAGGGCAATCATCCGCTATGTCTTTAGTTATATTAGTTGGATCTATGCTAAATCTTATTTTCATTTGTTTTCCACCGCGAGATGGACTCAAAAATCTACTAAACAACAAATCATGCTCGATGGGATTGACATCAGTAATTCCTAAGCAATAGCATGTCAATGCTCCTACGGCGGAACCACGACCAGGGCCAACTGCCTCTGACCCGTCGCCATATCCTAGTAATTCCTTGCAGATCCTTCTTGCTTCATCTGTCATCATTTTTTGAATAAGAAAATATGACGCAAATCCTTTTTGGCAAATTAGCGAATATTCTTCTTTTATTCTACCCAAGTATATCTTATTCTTTGGTAATTTTCTATACTTAAATCCTTCTTGAATCGCATCTAATAATTTATCTTCTGCGTCGGGGATGTAGGGCAACTTAATAGATCTATCTAATTCTACTCCTTTGGCCTTTTGGGCTATTTTAGTAGTGTTTATTTTAGCCTGTTCGAATAGTTCATAAGGAATATCATCTTTATAATCACTAAGCCATTTAGAATTTAGTTCATCTTCACTTTTCATCCATAAATTTTGATCTTGTAATTCAAATAAGTCAGCAGTTTCATTTTCTGCCTTTTTGTCTTCTATTTCTTTTAATGTTTTTTTGGTTTGAACCATTAGCATAAGACGTTGCATCTTACTGTCTTCTTCAAGGCAGTAATGACAATCATTTGCAAGTGTCAAAGGCAATCCGTATTTTTCATGAGCCTTAATTATAAATTTATTATAGGGCTTTTGCTTATTGAAATCCAAAAGCATGATTTCAAGGTAAAAATTATCTTTTCCAAATAATTGAATGTATTTTTCTATAGCCTTGTAGCCTTCTTCTTCTCCTCCACGATCAAATGCCTGACCAATCTCGGAGTTGTAACAACAACTGGTAAATATCAATCCTTCTTTGTATTTTTGTAGCAATTCATAATTAATTCTAGGCCTATAATAGAATCCTCTAGTCCACCCCGCAGAAGACAAATTGACTAAATTACTATATCCTATTTGATTATATGCTATTGCAAGTAAGTGATAAGATTTCTTAAAATGTTTTCTTTCTTCTGGACTCATGTCCTCTGTGATTTCAGAAGCACTTTGACCAATATTCAAAGTTGGTTGAAGAGGGTTGATGTATAATTCACATGCAAATATAGGATTTATTCCATACTTTTCACATGCTTGAATTTGTCTTGGAACAGCACCTAAAGAACCATGATCACTTATACAAAGAAATTGTTGATTGATTTCTTTGGCTCTTTTAGCATATTCATGTGCGGTTCCATAGCCATCTAATACGGAAAAATCCGAATGTAAATGCAAGTGCTCAAATCCAACAATTTTATTGGTCATTGGTTGCTCCCTTAAAGATTCTACCAAAACCAATATAAAATTTCAAGAAACTATAAACTATAAGCCAAAATTTTATTTTTAATATTTTCTACAACTTGAATGTCTTTTATCATAGGATCGCATAAAGAGTCCATAATTTCTTTTTTTATAAGTTTTGAATCTTTAGAATTTATTTCAGAAAATACTTTTAATATTTTATTTTCTAAAGTTTCTAATTGATTGCAATAATGATTTTCAAAAATCTCACTTCTACAAAAAAGACAATATTTATTTCTCATAGAAGATTTTATTTTTTCTACACAGTTATTTATTAATCTAAATTTTTTGTGATCATCTGAGATTAACATTCACTAGGCCATCCCTTTGGCTTTGGACGAAAATGATGATATAACAACTCCTTGCCGTTTTCATCTAATAATTTTTTGCCATTAAATTTAGGATTGTTGCCTTCAACATCCTTGCACCATATTTTAATTTTATTTTCCGATTGCTTTTTGAACGCTATTGGACTCCACTTTTTTGCAATTGATCCAATAAATGGTTCTTTTAAAGTTTCTATAAATTCTTCATCTCTCCATAAATTATTAATTTCTTTACAATTTCTGATAATTACGAATGCTCCATATATGCTTTCATGTAGAGGATTTCTACGAGTAGTAAAAATATCCCAATTATTCAAATCATTATCATTTATAAAAGATGAAATATTGCCTATAACAATATCTAAATCACACCATCCCCAAAATTCACAATCTTCGACCAAATGAGGATAAGAACAGGCAATTAAAGGTCGCAAATCAACAGATGATATTCCTCCGCTTTTTTTAGAAATAGACTCATTTGTTAATTTTTTAACACGACCTACATAGTCATTTATGTTTTCATCTACAAAAAAAATTCTATCTTGATTTTCAGGATGAGGCTGATCTGTTATACAACAAAAGTTCAAATAAGCATTTGATAAAACTCTATCAATAAATTTTGGCAACCAAGGCGGAAGAGGCTTGCGAAACCATTGATTAAAAATTATTATTTTTTTCATTTCTTATTTAATTGAGACTTTTTCCACTCTTCCCACTTGGAACTTGCAGAGGTAACTTTATTTTCTAGTTCCTTTTTCTTATTTTTATATTCGTCAAAATGTTTTTTAAATTCTTCTTCTAGAGTCTTCTTTTCTTCATGTATTCCAGCAATTGTCTTGGTAAAAGCGGCAAATTCATCTGTTAATAAAAGTTCAGTTTCATTCATATAATTTCTCCTTTAATATATTAAAGTAATTATAATTAGATTTTATCTATTAAATAAATATTTTCCTTTGTAATCAACTAATTTTTATTTTATATCCTTTTTTTTCCTACCGCTTCTTATTTTATTCATGCTTTCAAATCCTTTTCCACCATATATGCCATCAGCAAACCCATAATAAACCGCTTCTTCTGATGTTAGATACCAATCAGATGTTTGCTTAATTTTTCCATCAATAAAATTCATTATTTTTCTTAGACTGTATTTTCTATCAGTAAAATATTTGCCATTTACTGCTCTTTGGGCAAATATCTCTAACATTCTTTTGCAATTTTTTTCATTTTGATCTATAGCACTTTTTGCTGCCATTGTGTTGTCTTCTACGCTAATGCTTCCATGATGAATCATCAATTCGCAATCAGGCATCAATATTCTCTTATCTGCTGCCTGTAGTACTATTCCACTCATGCTACTTGCTTCTGCGTAGGCCATTATTGTTATAGAAGATGAACATAATCTCAATGAATTATATATGGCCATTCCATCACTCCAACTACCTCCTATTGTGTGCATATGAACCAATATATTTTGATTATTTTGAGCCTCTAATATATGAAGATTTTTTATAAACATTGTGGCCATTCTATAATCAACGCCAGGCTCTTCTTCTTCATAAACATCTATGTGACCATGCAAATATAATTCTCTGGAGTGATGATTTATATTGTGGCCATGAACATCGCTTATCAATTGCTCTATGGCTGTTACTTTTTTAGGAGAAAATTGAGTCATTAAATGTTCCAAGTTTATAGGCTACATTATTTAGCCCCTCCGCTTTCTATAAAATATCAACTTTTTCAATTATTTTATTATTAATTAATTAATTAATAATAAGAAACCTCATTTTCCTTTAAATTATAATAATTATCCCTATCAACAACATCAACTATGCAATTATCCCCTATACACCTGTAAATTAGTTCTGTGCCGTCTGAGGTCATAGTCGATAAATATACGTCATTTTTCCACAAATAGCGTAAGGATTGAATTACGGGCCTTATGTAGGGGTCATACAAGGGTCTGCCGTCTGACTTGTGTTCCAGGAACATAATTCCTTTGCCTTTGTGATTATGGTCCGAAAGATAGATTTCAGGCAGTCCTCCATTTAAATATCTAGAGACTAATTTTTTCTTAATTTTAGAATGGTCTCTACTTTCTATTTTATATTCGCCATTAGGATACTTTTTCCATTCAAAAAATTCATATTTTTCGCAAAATTCAGGAGTAAAATACTCTAAAATTAATGTTAAATCATTATAATACTTTCTTACTTCAAAAACTTTTTCATGACCTAAATTTAATTTTAAATCCCAATTTTCTTTTTGTTTAATATCTTGGCAATTTTCCCAATCAGAGCCAAATTGTCCTTTGTTCCATCTTTCCTCAATATCCAAAAATAAGCAAAATCCTAATTTATAGGGATTCATACTATATTTTCCACCAAGCACTCCCATTTTATGATGAGAATACTCTACAATTCCTGAACTTTCATGTTCTTGCCCAAGGCTACTAAATCCTTGGCGAGCCATTATGTTGTAGTCTATATAACTAGCCCACCCCTCATTAGTTGTCTTTGTTATTCTTTGGGGGGCAAAATACATACTTTCGTCATAGAGCATAGCAACTATGTCTGCTTCCCACGGCTTCAATGGCGCGTAGTCTCTAATAAACCTCATTATGTCTTTAGTTGGATTAGAAAATATTTCTAAATATTCTGCTGTTTCATTTTTTTCAATTTTTTCTTTTTGATCATCTATCCATTCTTTAGGATTTAAATAATCCTCCATATAATCATGATCTTGTTTTGTCTTTAGTCTGCTGGGGTGGCGATATTTTCTGTGATCTTTTATTATTGGATTCTTAACTTTTTTTCTTTCCCAAGCCTTAGAAGAATCAATTAGAGTTTCTATCCTAAGAACATGATCAATGAATTCTGTGACTCTTTCTTTTCCCCAGCGACTCATGTACTTTCTAATTCTGGCTCCATGATTGGCCAATTGGTTCATCATGTTCTGACTGGTTTTGGAAAAATAAATATTATTTTTAAAAAAGTCAGCATGTCCAAGAGCATGAGCCACAACAGTGACATTATCAACAAGGGTATTGGAATCTAAACAATACAAGTATACGGGGTTTGTATTGACGACCATCTCATATATTTTATGCATTCCATGCATATAACCTCGTTGGAGTTCTTCATATTCCATTCCCCATTTCCAATGAGGATATCGAACAGGAAAGCCACCATAGGCAGCAACTTCACTTATTTCATCATAAGTTAACATTTCTACTATAGTTGGATAATAGTCACATCCAAAATCGCTTACTTTTTTATAAATTTCAGGCAACAACTTTCTTAAATCTTCAGGAATTGGAACTCCTGGAACGGTGTTGCTACCCATGAGCACAGGCGAGCCTGTCATGAACTTTTTAGATTGGCTATTGTTCATTCATTGCCCTTTCCTAGTAAATCAATGATTGCATTTTTAATTTGATAATTTCTATCTTCCTCTGCCATTTGTACCAATGAACTTGAATGAGGAGGAATTGATACTTGGGCAGTTTTTAGATTTTCAAATGTATTTTTATCTACATATTGCTTTAAACTACCATCATAATTATATGCCAATATTTGAGTTATTCCTATCATGTTGACTGTTCTTGGACTAAATTCTTCTTTCAAAGTCTTGACAAAAACTTCATTGTCTCCATCCCAGTTTTCTCCATCAGTAAAATAAAATAAATAAATATTCCACTTAGATGGATTGAATCTGCTTTCAAAAGTTTTACTTATTAATTTCAAAGCACTGCTGCATGTTGTTCCACCGCCATATCTATATTTATAAAATTTCTTTTCATCGACTTCTTTGGCTTGAGTATCATGCCAAACATAAACATGCTCAACGCGTTTGTAAAATTTTCTAATCCAAATATCTATCCACCAACTCATATCACTTACAATGTCGCATTTTTGCTGGTCCATTGAGGCGGATCCATCTCTAGCAAAAAACACAACAGCGTTGCTTGAAGGCAATTTTATTTCATTGAATTGTCTGTATCTTTTGTCGCTATTTATTGGCGTTATTAATTTAATTGGATGGGCAAATCCAGGAATTTGATGAAGTTTATCAATGCTTCCATCAGCACATTGTCTTTTCAAAGCCTGCTTAAGAGTTCTAGAATTGTGCCTTAAACTTTCAGGTCCAACCAATGAAATATTATTATATTTTTTTATTATTTCATCATAAGTATCGCTAGGCTTAGGCTTCATATCAGGAAGTTTTAGTTCTTCTTGCATAAATTGAAGAACTTCTTCCATATCAACGGCTATTTCTATTCCCTCGCCTTCATCTTGACCGGCTTTGTTGCCTTTCTTTTCAGATTGATCATCTTTACCAATAGTCTTTCCTTTATCGCCTTCGCCTCTACCAATGCCTCCAGAACCACTGTCGCCATAAACGATATGAGGAATATCTATTTTAGGAATGGTTAATACTATTTTGCCATTTTTACCACGACGTCTAAAAATACTACCATTTTTGATGTATTTTTTTAATTCTTTTCTTTTTCTTCCAGAATAAACATCATGGAAGTCACGATGGTCTTCATCTATTCTACGCGGCATCATTCACCTCAATCATCTTCGGCAATATCGCCGCGAGCAAATATTGAACCCACATAGTCAAGAACATCCGTTGCTGATTGTTGATTATATCCATATTGATCGATTAATCGCTTTTTAACAGCATCGATTTTATCTTGTATCTCTTTGTCCACAACAGTTGCTCCTTTTATATTCAGTGCAGACAATTTAATATGATCTTTCGTATCTTCAAACAACTTTGCCTCTAAGGCTTTCTTAAGTTGAGGATTACTATCCCATTTAAAAGTTTTTCCACTATGAGCAAGATTGCCTATAAAAGCAGCAAGACTTCTTCTAAAATCATCCGCTCCTACTTCTGGTACGTCTATTTTTTCCTCAATTGATCTCATTAATCTTTCATCTGGCTCTTGGTCTTGTTCAGTGAATGGATTTCTTATCTTGGTTCCATTGATATAAGCCATTACATTATCTATATAATTACCACACAAACGCTCAATTGCGTGTTCGTCACCAACTAGTGCCTTTTGAACTTCTGACTTTAGAATTTGATCTAATTCTTTTTTGGCAAGATCAGTGCAAGCAACATACTTGGCCTTATCTTCTTCATTATTGAATAAAGATTGGTGCTCTATTCCAGCCTTTAATTCATTCAAAACCATAAAAAAGTTAATATAATCATAATGAGAACTTAGACAATTAGAAACTTTATCTTGAGTGTATCTACAACTTATGCCGGTAAACATTCCCTCATCTGGGTACTTGTCTCTGAGTTCTTTCACACTATCTTCTGTCCAACCGGGGAGGGACCTTCCATCATAAAGTTTTGCTTTTTCAACTAATGTTATCTTTCCATCCTTGTCGTCTTCTAGTCTAGTCAATACAGACCATAATGCTGCAATTTCTAGAGTGTGAGGAGCGATGTGTTGTTTTACCTTGCCATTGCCATAATAATGTTCAAGAATTTTTAATTCTTCGCTCCATCTCAACAAATAAGGAACATCAATCTTTACAGTTCGGTCCCTTAATGCTTCCATAGTTTGATCATTTTTCAATCTCTCATATTCAGGATTATTAGTATGAGAAATCAAAACAGTATCGATGCTTACTTGGGGAAATTTTTTAGGCTTGATTTGGTGTTCTTGCGAAGCCCCCAAGAGATCGTATAAAAACTCTTTGGCGAGTTTTAGCACTTCTATAAATTCAACAATTCCTCTACTTCCGACACAGAATTCACCATCAAAATTGAAAGCCCTAGGATCTGAATCTGTTCCGAAATGAGGCAACTTGCCCCAATTGATATCACCAGTTAATTCTGTAGAATCCTGATTCTTTTCATCTTTCGGCTGAAATGTTGCTATTCCAATTCTATCTGTCTCTGAGTGAACTTTACGAATTACTCTGATGTGATTTTCTATAACTTTTCCAAGATCTCCGTCATAAATCAAAAGTAGTTCTTTCATGAACTTTTTAGATCTTGGATCAAGTTCTCCTTCAATATTTAATTTATACACACTTGTTTTTTCTTTTTCAGGAGTTTGACTTAGATGTATTTCATTAATTTCAGATAAAATTTGTTTTCTAATATCAAGAGGAAGCAATTTTAATGGATCCTCGTGCATTGGAGATTCATCTTCAGATTGAGTATATATTCCATTTTCTTTACCAGTAGGAAGATTCACCCACTTAAAAGTGTACCAAGCACCTTCTTCAGTTAAGGAATATTTTTCTAAACCTCTCTTTATGCATCTTAAAATTGTAGACTTAGAAGAGCCTACCGGACCATGCAACAAAAGCACTCTTCTTTCTGGACCATAGCCCCCAGCGGCACCTCTAAAAAATTGAACCAATTGGTGCAGGGTTTCTTCTAATCCAAAGACTGGAATTTCTGAGTCATCGAAGAAATTATAATGAAGATAAGTTCTTCGATACTTTTCAATTTTTTTAGTTCCTTTAGACAATATCATATCATAAAGATATTGATACGCAGTTCTTGTTAATTTGGGATTTTTATAAACTAAATCTAAATACTCAGCAAAGGACATTTCTTCATTTAATTTTTGAAATTGATCCTTATTGAATTTTTCGGTAATTTTCGAAAGAATGTTTGACATTAAAGTTCCTTAAATTAAAACCTTTCTAATAATTACCTTAGTATACTATAAATAAAAAACTAATGCAATGCTACTTTACTTCGCCAAAATGTTTCCCACTAGAAACGTCATCAATTCTTCTATAGGGATCTTTGCCAACATGACTATTAATCTCTGCGTGTTTTCTTTGATCCCTAACTCCTCCAGGACGGTCCATATTATACTTATGCCTATAATCATGACCTTTTGAATCACTATTCCATCTATCGGTCCCTATTGGGTTGGCAAATTTAACAGAACATCCCAAAATTTCATTTATTTTTTTAGATTCACAATTAGGACATTTTGATTTTTTAACATTTTCATCTTTCTCAGCCATAGTCGACCATATATCAAATATTTCATTGCATTCTTCACAATTGAATTCATAACGAGGCATTTTGTTTCTCCTATTGTTCATCTAACATAGATTGTAAAAAATAATAAGTTTTTTCTAAGTCTTTTAACTTTTTATCGATACTATAAAATTTCCAAAAAAAGTTCTTTTCACAAATTTTAATTGATTGATCAATTATTCCATCTTCGGGAATTGGAAATGGACCCATTGAAAAAAACCCTTGATTAAACATTTCATCATTATTGTTTTCTTCATCATCATCTTCTTCAAAATTAAATCTTTTCAACAAACACCTCCTAAAGCCCTGTAAGAGATTATGCATTGTTCCCACATTTTTAATATAGCAACTTCATTTATAGTCAAATCATAATTTGAAAAAATCTTCAGTGCATTTCCAAAAGGTGCTTTAATGCTATTTATCCATTTGTCTAATACAAAATCTCCACAACCAAACTTATAATCAACTAAACAACTAAAAACATCTGACTTTGATGAAGAAATATCCAAATTTCCCTCAAAATCTCTAGCCGCGATTACGGAGGAATCTATAGTTTTAATTATAGATTTTTCAATTTTAAAATGATTTTTTAATATCTTGACCTTACAAGGATAACACCAAAAAGGATTTATTTTTTCTTCTGAGTAGAGGTAAATAGATGATAATGCTATATTTTTATGAATAGAATACCAACTAGCGTAACTCATCCAAACATGTGCAGGAGAGGGATCGCATTTTATAATTATAGCAATATCTTTTTCTTCCATACAAATAAAATAGTTATTTATATAGATTTATAAAATTTTGATTTTATTTTTATGTGGAAAATGTGGCCTTGCAGGTCTAAACGTTCCTTTGACTAGTCTTTTTAGACTAAATCCGCCTGATCCTCTGCCGCCTTCGGCCAACATCCATTCTTTGAATGTCATAATCCACCAGACTTTTGAGGCGCATTTGAAAGAGCCTGTGATACTTGGACTTTTTGATTTGCCAATTGAGCAACCTCTCCAGGAGTTTTTGCTTTATTAATCAAATCATTAAATCTCTTTGTGACACTATTGAAGACATTTTTTACTCCTGAAGAATTTGTTACTTTAGAAAACATCCTTTTAATGTCATCAACAACAGTAGATATTGCTTTTGATGCTCCAGTTTTCGCTCCAATTGTAGGTGCAACACCTCCAGGCATTCCCATTTGTTCTTCGAGAATGTCTAATTTTTTCTCAATGTCACTCAATACATTTCTATTTTCTTTCCATTCTGTGAATTTCATAAAATTATATATTATTAATTTTATTTATTTTATCAGTAGTTGAAACACAATTTATTAAATTAAAAATTTCCACTGGGAATGACTCGTGCCCTACAACCTCTTCTTTTTTATAATCTCCACCTTTAACTATCAAATCTGGGCCTATTGAGTTTATCAAATTAATTGGCGTATCTTCTTCAAATCCAACTATGTAATCTACAAATTCTAAAGAAGACAATATTTTTGCCCTTTCTTCAAATGGTAATATTGGCCTACTTGAACCCTTTAGCCTTGATACGCTATTATCTGAGTTAAGTCCTACTATTAATTTGTCCGCCTTTAATTTAGCGAATTTTAAACATTCAATATGACCAGAAGTCAATCCAAAATCAAAACAGCCATTTGTAAAACAAACTGTAAAGTTTCGTTTCTTAAATAAGATAGGATCAACAATTTTAGATTCACATAAGTCCAAAGGATGTATGGGTTTGTTGTATTTATTTTTTACATAAATTGACCCTGCCAAAAAGGAAATTCTTATGGAATCAAAAAAATCAAAATTATTAGATAAACATAAAGCCATTACAGAAATAAAACAATCTCCAGCGCCTATTACACTGTTCAATTGAACTTTATAGTCAGGATAATATTCAAAATAATCATCATCTTTGATTCCAACAACACCTTCACCACCTTGAGTTATCAAAACATATTTAGCGGCAGTCTCTTGCTGAATAAATCTGGCCTGGTCTTTCCAATTGGATTTGCCTGTTATTTGTTTGGCCTCTTTAGAGTTAGGCTTTATAAGATCGCAACCAAACCACTTATTTATAGGACCATATTTTGGATCTACAATTTTTATTGTTTTTGAATCTAATGAATCATAATAATTCTTAATATTGCAATCATTAAAAACTCCTTTGTTGTAATCAGAAAAAATAGCAACATCAAAGTTATGTTTTTTTAAATTATTGCAAATTTCATTTTGATAAAAATCTAAATTATCAATATTATAATTTTTACTTTCTACATCTAGCCTACATAAAGGAAATTGATCTTGATAAAATCTTTTTTTTCTAGGAATTTTAGAATCGTCTTTGCGAACTATAAGACAATTATCAATATTAATTTTATAATTTGATATTAAATTAGCAGCATTTTCATCCAATATTCCAAAATATTTCACATTAGATTCAAAGTTATCAAATTGATAACAAACGTTGCTTGCTCCACCGGGCAATGTCTTGTATGGAACTAAACTCTCGCAACTCATTATTGGTATTGGAAACTCTGGGCTTATTTTATTAGCCTCTACACAATAATACTCATCAATTATACTATCGCCAATTACTGCTATATTTGGATTTTTATAAAACATACTCTACGATATTAAAATTATTTCCAGATATAATTTCTTTACTTTTATATTTAGAAAAATCAATAAAAGGAAGTTTGATGCTGGCTTTGTGATTGCCTTTAACGTGAGATACAATAAATTTATAAAATAAATAACTAAATATTGATTATTGATATACTTTTGAACATCCAATAATATAGATTTCTTTATTGGGAAATAATTTTTTAGATATTGCTATGGCTTCTTCTAAAGTAGACGTTAAGAAAACTTCATGAAATTTAGTAAAATAATTAGGCTTTTCAACAAATTTTTTAGATATGATAATATTTTTTCTATTTGGCAATGGTTGAAATTGAGAAGGAAGACTAGTCCATGTGTTTCTTCCCATTATGCAAACATTATTAATTGTTAGTCTTTTGAAGTTTTTCAAATCTTCTGATATGTGCCAAGGAATAGAATTGTTCTTGCCTATTCCAAATTCTTCATCAATAGCAACTATTAAATTAATCATATAATAATATGTCAATAATATAACAAAAAATACAAATCCAAACAAATGCCCAAATTATAAATTAGTCTAAATTGATATTGGAATATTCATTTTATCTAGTGGTTCATATTCTTCTAAAACAAAATCTTCTGCTGTGTATTCATATATCGAATCCCTTTTATTCAATTTTAATTTAGGAGATTTAACTATTTTTCTTGATAAGTATTCTTTTACCAAAGATATATGATTGTTATAAATATGAAAATTACCAGAAATAAAATTTATTTCTTTTGGAGACATATTTGTTTGTTGGGCAATCATATAGGTATAAAAAGCAGCGCCTTGAAGATTTGTAGATAAAGCTCCGACAAAAGCATCAGTTGATCTTGCGTAAACACAACAACTTAAATCTTTCATTTCTCCATATTTATTTGGAGTAACAATAAATTGATATATTATATGACAACAATTTAAAACAACATCTTTTTTAACAACTTTGTCTCCTCTCCAAAAAGAAAATAATATTCTTCTAGAATTAGGATTATTTTTTAACTCATTTATCACATAATCAATTTGATTAAACCCCGGGTTATTTTGTAAATCTTTTATATCTCCACCACAATGTATTAAATTTGGGCCATATCCATACCCAATACTAGAGGGACTAAAACCATTAGAAATCGCCCATTTTTCATCTTTCCAAAAATCCCAGACTCTTGATCCCATTTTATTTAAATCATCGATTTTATCTGATCCTGTTAGAAACCATAAATACTCTTTTAGCATTGACTTCCAAGAAGTTTTCCTTCTAGTTGGCACAGGAACTCTTTCTGATATGTCTACGGTAGTTGATACGAATGGGAGATACTTAGTGCCAGTTCCCGTTCTGTCCATCATTTCGTATCCATTTTCAATAACATTAAGCAGATTTTGATCAAATTGCATCAATACATAATTTTTATTTTCTTTTATCTGTCTTATGTTATCAATAAGTTTTATTTCTTCTGAGTTTAATTGATACATTTAAACTTCCTTTCTAAGACGACCATGTGGGAATCGAACCCAAAAATGCCCCTATGGCTTGGCCGTAATAAGGAAATTCATTGAACCAAAAGGTTCGGTCGGAAATTTCCTCAAACCGCTACGGTTTTATCCGTAAGTAGGGCTACTGTGTTACACATTAAACCTCATATTATATATGAGGCCGCTTCTACTCTCTAATAAGAGATTTTAAAAATTATAGCCCCTTTAAATGGGTTTATATATAATTATATAGATTTTTATTAAGATGTCAACTTATTTTTTCTTATTTTTATCTTGTTTATAATTTAAATAAGGCCAAGTTCTTCTAATTAACCCCCCAAATAATCTTGATTTGAAAGGAGCGACATCTCCTACGCCACCCGTAATTGTAGATGACATGGTTCCTACCTCATTTATTTTCAGCCATTCTTTAAAATTCATTATAAGCCTCCCATTCCGCCCATATCTCCACCCATACCTGAATCTGGCGGGGCTTGTTGTTGGCCTTGTCCCAATAATTGCTCCAATTCTTCTATTGAAACAATAAAAGTTTCATCGCTAGAATCTTTATTTTCTTTTCCGCTGGGATAGTCTTTATCAAATTTTAAACTATGGACATGCGGGTCATTTATTAATTTAACAACTGCGTGTGTTATTTTGCCATCTTCATTTTTTTTATAATCCAAAATAGAATAATTGCCAAAATTAATTAAAGATTTGCCAAGAGAAAAGAATGAAGCATATTGAGGAAATTTTTTATAATCATCTTTATTAATGCCTATTTTAGACATTCCAGTAAAAAAAGATTCTTCTTCTTTTAAAAATTGTTTAAATGATAAATTATTACTCATACAAATATATATCTACTAATGGAGGTTTTTATGAATTCACCAAATTTTTCTGACTTTAGGTCAATAATGGATTTATGGGATAATGTAAAAGATAAATTTAATAAAAAATGTCTTATGGAAGATAATGAATTAATGTTTTTCTTTAAAAAAGACAATGTTTTATACGGAGCGTCTGAAAATAGTCGCCTTACTTTTGCAAGAATGAAAAACCCAGAAAAAGAAGATAAAAATTGGGTAAAAGACGCAACCTTTTCAGCATATAATTTAGAAGAAGAAAAACCAAATGAAACAGTATTTGGAAAAAAAGACTTAGAAGAAATAAAAGTCATAGATCAAGAAAAAGCAGAAAAAGAATTGAATAAAAAAGGAAAAAAAATACCTTCTGTTTCTGACTCTAACAGCGAGTTAGATGAAAAGTAATTAAAATAAAAAGCCTACCAAAACCATTTCTGATTTTGGTAGGCTTTCTTAGGCAGAAGAATTTATAATCCGCTCTTGCTTTCGTAGAGGAACGAATTATACAAACTTTAGTCCGTCACAGAGCGTTTGCCCTTTACAGTTTTGCAGGCACCTTCCACCATTGAGCGATTTTCGCCCACCGATTAGCCTACATGTGACAGTTGTAGTCCATTTGCCACTCGCATTTTTTCTTGACATCAAGTTTCTTGCAAAATATCACCTGTTACCAGTGACCCCTTTTGAAATTGGCTCAATGACTATCCAATTTACTTGTACCAAACATTCACCACAACTTTTCTGATTGCTTTACGTGTTCAGATCACACGTCGTTTCTAGGTCTTTTTGCTAGTGTTGCCACCAAAACCAGGCTCAATATCACTATTTATCGTCGCCACGATTGCTCTGATTGCTCAGAGGGTAATTATCAAAGAAACTGCATCTTCTTTGATTTATCCCGTGATACAGCAAGAACTGTTACATTGATTCCTGTGAGACAACCTTTTTCAAGATTGTTGCGTTCTCAAATTCGTCAAAGTCATAAGCCAACCCTTTATTTTTATTAGACATTTCTGTCTACTAAATTTATTTGAGTCAGTCATCCTTGCTCCGAAGCCCACCGTAGATTTCCGACAAAAAATTCCCTCTTTTTTATAAAAATCAAGTTTCATTTTTGTCGTGCATTGATTATTTTTGCCTTACAGCATATTTACAATGCCCTAGCCTTTTCTTTTGGATTAGGCTTTTGTCACCGTGGAAACTTTTCAATTTCCATCGGCTAACCCTACGGGTTCCAATTTTCACCGCTGCCTTTCGACAACGGCAAGGACTTTTTTCAATTGTCAATGATCAATTCAGCGACTCGTTGTTTCCAACGTTGTCGTTGATGGGCGGATTGTAGCAAGTCGCTAGTTTGATTACAAGTCCCTTGGAAAGATTTTTTGAAACATGGTATTTCCCGAGGAAAACACACTTTAATTTTTTAATTAAGGTTAAAATTCAGGTAATTAATCAATTTAAAAGGTAATTAATCAATTTAAAAGGTAATTAATCAATTTAAAAGGTAATTAATCAATTTAAAAGGTAATTAATCAATTTACTCATATACTAACTTGTAATTCAAATATTTCTTTAGGAAATTGACAAAATTCTAAATTTTCATCAATTATGATATAAAAATCACCATTATCTTTTGCCTCGTATTCTTTATCTAATTTTAGAGATAAAGGATAGTGCATGTTATTGATACAAACAACTTTAATTTTCATAAAATTATTTATGAAATCATAAATAATTTTATGACGCTAAATTTTGGAAAAGATAATCTAAGAAAATTTCAATGTTTTTGCTGTGGCGTGGAATTTAATGAATATTTAGAATTTAAAGATCATATAATTGAAAACCATGAAGAGGGACGAGAATACATAATGTGCCCTTTAGATCACTGCAAATGCCCAGTTAGGGATCTTAAGATGCATTTTAAAGTAAAACATCCAAGTTTTGATTTCAAAAAAATAAAAGGACAACATAAAGCAATAATATGGCATGATTTTTCAGCAAAAGGAAATAAAAAAACAAGAAAGCCAAAATTCAAACAAGGCAAATATCAATCTATAAAAACAGGAAAAACATTGCCATATAGGTCTGGCATGGAAGAAAAAGTATATAAAATTTTGGATAGTTATGATGAAGTTATGAGTTTTGATTATGAGCCATTTCAAATTGATTATATTCATCAGGGACAAGCCCACAAATACATCCCAGATATTTTAGTCACTTTTTTAGATGGACACAAAGAATTATGGGAAGTTAAGCCATCTGACCAAACTCATTTAGAAAAAAATCAAAATAAATGGTTTGCTGCAAATGAGGCTTGTAAAATAAGAGGATGGGGGTTTTCTGTTTGCACTGAAAAGAAAATGAGTCAATTAGAAAAAATTATAAGAAATCAAAATTTAGACTAATAACAAAGGCAACGCAGATAATATGTGCTTATCTACCTTTTGATACAACTCCTCTAAAGACCCATCATTAATAATAAAAAAGTCAATATACTCACATCCATAAGGAGCATCATTATCTTCTCTAATTTTAGAAACATTACCTTCCACCTCCATCCAGGCAAACCAATCTACCAATGGCCTTATTTGAGCCTCTGATTGATTGGGATCGTTATTTTCATGACCTGGCCTCCACACTAAAATGTTCACGCCAGATTTTTGTTTGATTTTAATTAATTCATTAATATATCTTCCGTCCATATAGCAAGAATATTCTGGATTATTTTTTACAGCATAATCAACCCAAACATCCGGATGTATTTGCCTGAATCCGTCTCCAATAAATTGAAGTGCTTGCCTAACATTTTTATTAAATCCTTCTGGAGGGCTTGGATTAATTTTCCATTTTTCAACGAACTCCATATCGGCATCAAACGCATCGCAAAATATTTTTTTCACTGGCGTGGCGAATGATGCGGGAGTATAATTCATTTTTCGGCAAATATACTCTCCTATTTCATTTTTACCATTACGCATTTGTCCTGCTACTGATATAATTTTCATATTTTTACCTTATTATTATCATTATTTTATCATCTAATCTAGAAACATTCAACACAATTTACTCTAATATTACAATGAAAAAAATAGAAAAAATTTGTGGAAATTGCAGACTTTATAATAATAAAAAAGAAATTTGTAATGTTGCTATTTTGCATGAAGGAAAACAAGTATTTATGCCAGTTTTTCCAAAAGACCCATGTCATATGGAAGAACTGGGCATAGAAGTAAATCAGGTTAGATGGTGGGTAGAAGACCCAAAAACAGGAAAACCTGTGGACGGAAATGGAGTAGTAAAAATAGAATATCCTGATGGATTCTTTGGAAATCAAGAAGCATAATTAATTATTTCTTTAATTTTTTCATCGCTCATGTTCAATACCTTCTTAACTTCGTCGTATTTTCCTACCAAATCCTTAGTCTTTCTAAATCCTGCACTGTAGAGCCTTTGTGCTCTGACCTTTCCAATATTTGGAATCCTACAAAATTCTACTAATTCTTTTCTAACTCCATAGGCTATTCTTAGTCCTAAATCTTCGAAATATTGTTTTTTATGCCATTTGCAATTCATTGTATCAATTGCATTCAACACAGAAATTGTCCTCTCAAAATCAGACTGTATTCCTCTGCAAAGCGATACAAAAGGTCCCATTTCTCTTCCATCCAATAAAGAATAATAAGCGTAGCCGCCTTTTATAGAACTATCTGTGAACAACGTTGTTCCCATAGATTTTTTAACTTTATTGGCATAATCTTCCATTTCTTCTTTTTCTGCTTTTGTGACAAAGCCCATTCTGATTGAGTCCACATTCCCCAAAGCCATGCTTAGAGCAAGGTCAAAATCTTCTATTCCATTAGAAAATAATATTTTAAAATTTCTTCTCAAGTCGGCAACATCAAATGGGCTATAATAAAACATACTAGAAATTCGACCAACTGAAGTGACTTCATAATTTCCTTCATTCTCTCTAATGGCACCTACTTGTATTAACAATTCTAAAGTTCTGTCTACTATTGAATCATCCAAGTCTACAGCCTGATAGCATGCTAGACTTCTTTCGTACCACTGATGGATGTCGTCGATATTTTTAATTGAACCATGATGAATTTCGCTGACTAAGTGAAATGCTAAAGTTTTATAATGAGGATTATCTTCATCTCCAACATAAGATAACAATTGGCTATTGATTTCTTTTGGAATAGATAATCTTTCTATATGGTAATCTGATTTGCTTTCTGGCACGAGGATATGAACATCGCCTTTTGGGTCATAACCCACTCTGCCCGCTCTTCCTGCCATTTGGAATATATCATAAGTTTCCACCTCAGTCATTCCTCTATGAACGCCCAAAATAATCACTCTTCTAGCAGGCATGTTCAACCCCCATGCAAGAGTGCTAGTTGCTATAATTACTCTTAATTTGCCCGTCTTAAATTTGGATTCAACCTCATGCCTTTTTTCTTTTTCTAAATCCGCATTATGCAATTCGCATTCAATATTTAATTTTTCAAGACAATCTTTTATTTTACTACCTGTGTTTTTTGCATGAACAAAAACCAAAAATTTATCATCTTTATATTTTCTTAAAATTTCAATAGCCTTATCAATTTTAGATTCTTCATTTAAATCATAAGTCATGCCGTCTTCATATTCATCGTAATGAATTGACAAAGGGCACGGTCTATATTTTGAATTAATTAGATAAGTTTTTTTATTAGTTAATTTATTGCCAAGCCATTCTGCAATTTCATCCACATTGGGCATGGTGGCAGATAAAAACACAATTCTACAATTAGGAGATATTTTGGTGAATTTCATTAATCCAACTTCAAGATGATCTCCTCTACCAGGAACCGTTAGCAAATGGGATTCGTCCACTACTATAGTGCCAATATTTTTTAACCATTCGTTAGATTCGCTTTTAAAATTTCTACATCTACTGTTTAACATTTCAGAAGTCATTACAATAATGTTTGAATTTGTTAATTCTTCTTTTCTTTTTTCTGTTAGTTTGTAGTCTCCTGTACATATTGATAAATTTAAATCTCCAAAATGATGATCTTTATCAGTCCAATCATCTATTTTTTCTTTGGCCAAGGCTCTTAATGGAGCCAAATACATTGCTTTTCCGCCACGTTCTCTAATCTCTTGAGCCATAAGCATTTCAGCACAAATTGTCTTTCCAGCACTAGTTTGGGCTGCAACTATTAGATTGCAATCTTCTTTAAATATTTGAAAAATTCTACTTTGTACTGGGTTGAATTTTTCAAAAGGAAATTTGGCATAATCCGGATACTTTGAAGTATCTACTAAATCAAATTGATCATCTAATAATTCAATGTTCATTTTATTTTCCTTATAATAAAACAGGGGCGGTATGAAATTATATCATACCGCCCCTGCAACACAACTAAACACAACAAAAAAACACTACTTCTTCTTCTCTTTAGATTTTTGTCTTCTGGTGACTTCTGCCACCGCTGCTTCTTCAATCATTTCAACTCTGTCGAACCAATCAAATGCTCCTTTTGCCAATTGAAGCCATTTGTCTACTTCTTTATCCTTTTGAAATAAAAGGCTAATGTCGGCTCGATCTCCTCTAACCGGCTGTACTGATCTTTCTATGATCATGTTCAAATCTTCATCAGAAAGACGACGAGCATACTCTTTTACTATCGAACCATCCTGCTTGGCTGTTTTTTTCATGAAACAACTCCATATAGAAACATTCTTTGATCCAACAAATCTTGAAAAACTATTAATCAAGGATTGGACCGAGTACATCGACATTAGAAAATTAATTAATTTTCTATCTGCTAATGTTGAAAGTAGTCTTCAGATTAGCAATCCAAAAATACAAACAATTATTGTTTCAAATTGTATTTTTAACAATAAAGGCTTGTTCGTTTGGGTGGACTATAAAATAATAGATTCAGACAAACTTGTCAATGCTACAAGTGAAATTTTACTTAAGCCAGATAGTTCAATAGAATTAATCAGAACAATTTAGTTTAAATTACATCTAATATCTTGATTTGATCGCCATTTTGAGCAATTCCATCGTGCTCACAGATCATTCTGTCTTTTTCATCTTGAAATCTTAATCCTAAATTATATTCGTCAATTGAAACAGAACGACCATTTTGAGAGGCTATTACCCAACAATATTCTGGATTTTTTTCTAAATCTCCATACTTGTTTTCTTGAGTAATTCCAACTTCTAAGATCATATCATTAGGAAGAACGAGTTCAACATGACCTTCTTTTAGAAGATGTGTTATAAACACTTGTTGGACTTTATTTTTATTAACTTTCTTCATGGCAATCCTCCTTTGAGGCGGCACTAATATAAGTTTAATTGTTCTGGCATCATATATTTGTATTCAAAACCTTCAAAGGTCTTGATTTTAGACTCATCTTGTATGGGAGACGGAATTGGACGGCCTCTTTCGTCAACACAAACACTCCAACAATAAATCTTGTGATCTTGTTGGTAAAATTCCACTAATGAAAGATGATGGCTTCCTAATGTTTTTTGAGCCAATTTGGCAACTAAAGAAAAAGGCAAAAACGGAGCATGTTTATTAAATATTTGAAAAGTCTCTAAATAATAACTTCCGTAAAATGCTTTATTGAAATGAATAACAATATTATAGCCATCAACTAAAACTTCAGTTTTCTTTAAACATGCTATGTCATACTCCAATTCCATTGGAGATAAAGGGAAATTATAGTCTACTAATTGATTCCCTAAATTTCTAAGATTTTCAATCTTTTCTTCAAAATACATAGAATCGTCCTCTATGATACAATACTATTTATTCATTCAAAACAATTAACTTTCAATTGTTTATCCAATTGCAAATTTACGATAATTTGCTCTAATTCTAATATAGAAAATTTTCTAAAATTAAAGTCCCAATTTATTAAGTTGCTACATATATTTTTTGACATTTTTTCCAAAAACCAAAATTTTAATTTATCATTAAAGTTCATTAATATAAGAAAGTCCCTAAGATCTATCCAACAAAAATTTTCTGGGAGTTGTAATTTAGAAGTAACATCCACAAATTGAATGACTAATTCAATCCAATTTTCGACATATGATTTGTCTAAACAAGCGTCTGATCCTGCAATTCTGAACTCTATTGTGGGCCTATTCCCTTTTATTAAATGATAGCAATTTAAACTAAAATATTTATTTCCTAATTTTTCAATTATATTTTTTGGACTAGGCAACTCATTATGTTCAAATACATCTAAAATTCCTATACACTGACAATATTGATTCAACTTCCTAGATTCTGGAACTGAGTCAAAAAATAAGTGCTCGCTCTTGATCCACCAAGAAAGAACTTTTGCTAAATTAAAAGAAATTTCAAAATTATAACTTGTCTTTTGAAAATCACAGCCAAACATGTAATCTTTTATATCCAGCAAATCAGAGACATCTACATGAACATGAAAAGAGCATCTGTTATCCACTTTTATATTTTTATTATTTATTAATAATTCTATTACTTTTGTAATATCTTCTAAGTCATTAGTTACAGGAGAACATAACTCTATTCCGCAACTAGAATCTGGCTTGATTATCCAGTTTTTATTATTATGAGTATGGTGCCAATTCTCTATTTTAGAACTAAGACCCACTTCATTTAATGATGAACATATTTCTTTCATGCCCATAGGCAATTCATCTTTTTTTAATGGATTTTTCTTAAAGTCTCTTTGATCAAAAGAGTTTAATTCTATTTCTACGCCAAATTTTCTCATTATGATATTGATTTATTTTATAATGCATTGTATAATAAATAATATATTTTTACAAGGACAATAAAATGAAATGCCTAATGATTGAAACAAAAGATGATAGAAAGTTTCTAACGTATCAAAAAAACTATAAATACTTAATTGAATATGTTAAGACATTTAATGCAAAGTTATACGTAGTAAATATTGATAAAAATCAACAAGTCTTAGATTTAAATAAATTAGTCCCAGCACTTTGTGATAAAAACTATAAAATAAAGAAATTTAATTTTGAAATAGTTGAAGCAAAATCGAATAGAAAAATTAAAATAAAAAAGAAATAAATTTTAGCAATTAAAATAAATAAAGCCCATATGATTACATATGGGCTTTATTTTTTATCTATGAATAAATATAATTTATTCTTTATCTTCTCCCAACAAATAAGAAACATCTCCATTTAAATCTATTTGTTCAACTCCATCGCTATTTGTTAGAGAAATTGCAGCCGACCATTCTTTCAAATACTCTCTGATCTCTTCGGCGTTATTGGCATCAACTAATTTAGGATATTTAAATAAAACTTCAGGGTCCATTGGTGCGGTTTTAGCCTGTTGAAATACCGCTTCTTCATCACCATCACTCCATTCAGGCAAAACTCTGTATCTGCCTTGGCCTTTTGTAGCCTCTATTCTTTCTGCCATTAAGAACGCATCCATCAAGCCTCCTAATGGATTAATTCCTGTGTTGAAGAATAAAGGAACATTTTCAATTTTAACCCCTGGAGTGAAGTGTCTGTTCTTTTTATTGGTAACACTCATATTAACTCCTAATGGCAATTTAGTCTTTTTATCTTGAAAAGATTTTGGAGCGCCACAACGAAGACGTAAAGAAGCGTAAAATTTCAGTGCTTCTCCACCACCAGAAGTGGTTTCATCATTGCCATAAATAACTCCAATTTTCTTTCTGACTTGATTTATTACATACAAAGTTGCATTTTGATCATTTAAAAATGGATTCAAACTTCTCAAAACTTTATTGGCGATTTTGGCTCTTTCTCCTGGTCTTTCATTTCCTCCAGCAGCACTTATTTGTGCTTGAGTTGGATTTTCTGGGAGTTCTTGTTCGTTCCACTCTCTATTAGAAGGATTTACGCCAATAGAATCCCAAACTATACCAATAGGCTTATCAGGAAACTTAGATCTAATTGCTTTGACAACTAATGTAATTTTCTTTTCTACTTGTTCCAAAGTTATAGGATCATAAACCAGCAAGGAGTCTGGATCGACATGACCACATCTTTCTGCAAATTCTGAACCACTGGATCTTTCGCAATCTAGTAAAATTGCTATGCCGTTCATTTTTTGAATAGCATGCATAAAACAATAACCTAAAAAAGATTTTCCTGACGCCTCTGGGCCGAATGATTCAATAATTCGACCTCCAGGAAATCCGCCAATTATAAATTTGCCACTACATGCGTAATTAATTGCTAAATTCCCAGTATCTACAAAATATGGAACATGACCTGCTCCTCTTAGAGTCTCGCCACCAGTAGCACTTAAAATTTCACTTAAAATATCACTATCATTATTTTTTTTCTTAGCCATTTTTTTGTTCCTATTAAAATATTGTTTAAAAAACACCTCCCGCCCAATCGAAATTGATTGGGCGGGAGGCTCCTACTACCTTCAACTCAACTTAACTTTCTCAACTCTTCAAGAAAATCTTTATCGGCTATCTCTTCATCGTCATCTTCAACCTTTTTAGAAGATGAAGCGACAGCGACAGCAACAGGAGAGTCATCCTCGGATTCTTGAACAACTCTAGTCGTTGGTGCAGATATCGATGCAGAAGATGATGCTGGCTTGAATCGTGAGGGATCAAAATTAGAACTTACTTCTTGTTTCAATCCAAGATGGACCATAAGTTCGCCCTCTAATTCATCAGAAGGCCTCAAAACCCTCAATGAAGCAATGTCATGCAGGTTCTTTATCCAATTTGAACACTCTTCAGGCTCGCCAGCAGGGGATTCATCCAAGAAATGACTGCTTTCGTAATTTGGATAACTAACATCTCCAGATTTACGAATTGTCTTGACCAACTTGAAATCCCTGCCTGTCTTAAAGTCTGTGACGTCTCCCAATTTTGGCTGGTTCATTTCTTTATCTCCGCATATTCCGCGAAGTATGGCTTCATGAACGGTCTTGCCGACAGACAATATTTTTGGACCTACGTTCTTTTTCACATTGCCATTATCATCAGTTTCTGTTCGAACAATTACATTATAATAATATCTTTCAATTGGCTTTAATTCTCGATAGGTTTTTTGCATCCTATCTCTTTCTTCAGGCTTGGCCTGCTCTGATTCTTTCCAGAGCCATTTCAGATAATCACCAATTGGATTTTCTCCAATCCACTTTCCATTAATTTTTTCTCTTGGATCGTGAAGACTCTTTCCATTGACCTTATGAATTCTAGTCCATTGAAAAAATGGATTCTTATCACGACCAAACATTCCGTCAGGGGCGGGTGGAAGTATTCTTAGAACAACACTTCCTTTACCTTCTGGCATTTTTACAAAATTATCTAAGAAAGAGCCGCTACCAGAAGCAGCGTCGGATAACTTTGTTTCCTTATACTCATTGCTAAGAGCATTAATATCTAATCCCATGTTATTTCTCCGTTTGTTAAAGTTAATAAAGTAATAAACGTTACTCACATCGTCACGTTCATCGTTTAAAGTTATAAGTTATGTCAAAACAAAAGTCAATAGATCTTTTTGCTAATTAGAAATGTCAATCATCCCTGATTGTTTTTGTTCCTCTGTCATTGTCTCTTTGGCTTTTTCTTCTAAAGCAGACAACTTTTCTTTCAAAGTTTTATGACCTTCCATTTCTAATTGATCATTAATCTTCTTTTTTTGTTCTGTCTCTTGTATATATGCTTCTTCCAATTGTTTTAATATCTCTGCGTTCTTTTCAAGTTTTGAAAGTATTCTTTGATTTTTAATCTCTTCCATAATTTTTTTCTTTTCAGGATCTTTTATTATTGGGTCTATTTTTTGTCTGAATTTTCTATCTAACCTAGCTGCTTTTTTATCATCGCTAGATTGTTTTCTTAATGCTGCTCTTCTTGATAATACTCTTTTTTTAGCAATATCTTGTCTTTTCTTTTTCTTTTTTTCTTGTTTTTTTGACATTATCTTCCTCTAATTTCTGGCATCTGGTCTTCTGATTGCATGTTTTTCCATAAATTTATTTCACAACTATTTCCACCAACAATTTGCGAGCCATCTTCTTGAAATGATAATCCCATTGATGAAGCAACAAAACATTCGGCTCCAATCTCCACTTCTCTTCCAGAATCATCTATTGTAATATAATTAATAGTTCCTAAACCTTTTTTTTCTGAAAATATTGGATATTTTTTCCCTACAGTTAATTTAAATCCTCTTTGATCCATTTTATGCTTTGTTAGCAACTCTGGCTCGTACGTTTCCATCCTAAGCGGCCTCTTACCATCGGCATTCAACTGAGTTTGTCTATTGGCAAGGTTAATCTGAGGTTTTTCAAATCCTATAACCTTTTTTAATTTACTTAACAATTCTTCGTTTTGAAGTATTTCTTCAATGTCTTCATCATTTGATTCGCCGCCAACTACTGCTCCGCTATCAAAACTAAACTTTTTGTTTTTTATAATTATTCCATCTTTTGTTTCTTTATAATTAATTTTCTTTTTTGCAAATTCATAAATCTCAATATCAGTTATTAAAATATTTCTTCTTGCAAGTTGGGCCATTATTTTACCGGCCAAAACTTCAAAAGAAACATCTTCTTCAAACTTTCCAATTTTTGAAGTTTTTGTAAAAGTTTCTTCGCTATAAACTCCAGAAATTTCAGTTGCTTCTTTATAATAATAAATTACTTCAAATCCCATATTTTATTGTAGTAACAAGTTTTATTTTTTGATTATTCCTATGCCATATCTTGTACTAAATTCTACAGTATCTCTATTTTGAACTTTAGAAAAATTCAATAAATGATTTTTAATAGATTTATCATAATTTATAAAATCAACAATCATATAGCCTTCAGACTTTAAATTCGACCAAACAAACTCAAATGTCTCTTTGATCAATTCTCCTTTTAATTTTTGATTTATAAAAATTAAATCCCACTTATAATTAAATTTATTTTGAAATTCAGGATCTAATAATTGTCCTAAATAAAAATCTACATTTATTTTTTTATTTATTTTTTTAATATTGGAATTAGCAATTCTAAATGAATAAAAATTATCATTATCAAATTGAAAGCCCAATATTTTTTTTACTGAAGTTGAACCTTGTAGGAAACAACACAAAGTAAAACCTAGATCAACTCCTATCTGACAAACAGACTCTGGACTGATGCGTTTCGCCAAATAATAATAAAAAGGGAAATACAAAGGATCCTGATATTGGGGACTATTTCTATCATTTTCTTCTATTAAATTAAATTTATCTAACAAATGCCTTGAGGCTATATTTTGTTTATTTAAATCAGCGTCTAGTTTTTCTTTAAATTCAATCATAATGACATGAAAATAGGGTCATTTTCTTCTTTATAAGTGGTCAACATAATCTCTAAATTAGCCATTGCTTCACTTAGCAATGTGCCTTTTTCTACAAGTATAGATATGCATTTTTCTAAATCATAAACAGCCACATTAGGCTTATTATAATTTTGAGTGAATCCTAATAATGCTTCATCAAATTGCTCTAGAAGAACAACATTTTTATTTTCTTGGTAAAGTTTTTCTTTAATATCCAAATATCTTTTATTAATTTCCACTATATTTTCTCCAAATCATAAGATCGTATTCCGCCACTGACATTTTAGACTTTTTAACAATGTCTAAAAATATTTTTTCTATCCTAACGTATTCTTTCTTAGCAGGAGTAGTTTTTGGAACATCATATCCCAAATCTCTTAAGTATTTAAGTATATGAACATCCAAACCAGCATACTCCGCGTCTCTTCTGCTGTGTATTATGAAGCATCTGCTAGTTTTCATTCCAATTCCATGAATTTTTTCAAGGTCATCAGCAGAGCATTGAGCCAAATCAATGTTTGAATTTGCTAATTCCCAAAATGATTTGGCCTTATTATTGTAACATCCTATTCCATTGTTTTTTAATAAACTGGGTAATTCTTTGTTTCCTAATTTTCTAATACATAAAAATGGATTGTATAATTCTAATTCAAATCTTGAATGAATTTGAATTAAAAATCTATCAAGGTTTCTACTTGCTGTTTTGGCGTTCTTGCCAGCAGCACAAACCCAAAATAAAATTGTCTCTTCTAACTTCTTGGCAGAAAGTTCAAAAGAAGTAATATTAACAGGGTCTATCATGATTTTTTTCTAACTATATCATCAACTTGATCGCCAATTTCTCTTTTTAACAATATGTCAGTGCTCAATTTATCCATTTCTTTTCTAATCATGTGACCTCTGCTTTGAGCATTTTCGTGTGCTTTATCCCAACTTCTCAAATGTTGCTTTAAAACAGTGACTTTATGTTTAGCAGATATTATCTCTCTTTTAAAATCAGAAACAACTTGTTCTTTTTTTGCATTAGCCTCTGCTAGTTTGTCTGTGCATCCTTCTTCCTTGAATTTTTCATAAGCAGAAGAAAATGCCAACTCATATTCATAATCTTTATAAGCCAATAAGGCTTCTGCCTCTGATAACTTTTGCGAAAAATAGTCATACCACAATGCTAAATTTTCCATAAAAGTACTTAAAGTTATTTCATTAAATGATAATCTAGAATTATCTAAAATAACTTCTTGATCGCCAATCTTAATTGTAGTTTTGGCATGGGGAGCATCATCTCTAATATCAATCATTTTCTTCTCCAGTTTGTTCGTCATTGTCCAGATCTGTATTGTAGCCTATGTCATCGAGTTTTTTCTTTTTCATCTTTTTCATTATCTCATTAGATTGTCTATCCATATCTGACTCTTTGTTTGTTTTTTCAAAACTAAATTTTTTCCAAATTTGATTATATTTTTCATTAGAAATTTGCTCCATAGCAAGAGTATTCATATTATACTCAACATGAAAAGTAAATCTACTTTTTCCATGTCTATGTTTTATAACAAAAATTCTTGCAATTCCAGCATCTTTCTCGGCCTGCATCTGATTTATACTCCAACAGCCGTCTAGAGGTCTGATTTGACCATAAGAATCAGCCAAATTGGTGTCGTCTATAACGCCATCTCCAGGCCCGTCTTTTTTTTGTGCTTCACGAGCATTTTTATTTGGTTGCATTGCAGTGAAAATACAAACGCGCTCTTCTGTCGCCAGTCCTCTTAAATCTCTAACAATTTTGTACCTAGATTCGTAAGTGGGCATGTCTGGGTAGTCTTTCATTTCACCTATATAATCAATTATTAATAAATCAGGTGTGAACCCGGTCATGTTTAATTGCTGCATGTATGCTCTTAATGTGTTTACATTCATACTTCCTGCTGGGAATTGTTTTATTACCAATAATTTTTTATCATCATGATTGGAAGCAAAGTCTTCAAATGATTTTTTAACTAGTTCTTTATTTTCTTGAAGCGCATTTATATTTTGATCAGACAATTGAGCATCAAATCGTTCAGCAATCTTATCTTCGTCCATTTCCAAAGAAACATACAGAACTCTTTTTCCAAGTTCTTTGACATTCTTCAAGGCCGCAGTTACTAACGCCAAACTTTTTCCAGTTCCGCTTAATCCTATCCAACTATAAATCTCGCCTCTATGAGTTCCTCCTCCCAAAAGAGCATCATCTATTGATTTAAAGCCACTAGTAAAGTGCTCTTGAGCCTCTTCTTCTTTAGACATCCTGTCATATCTCTCTTCAAAAGTTTCAAAATAATTCAATCCTTCATTGAAGTTTCTATCAACCAATAACGCTTCTTTTAATACATCTTGAATTTTAGCCCAAGTAGAATCTCCTTCAGGATCTTTTTTCATTAATTGTAGAGACTTATCAAAAGCAGATTTCAGACTCATCAATTTAGCAAAATTTAATATTTTATCTAAATAAGACTCTCTTGTTTCTAAATTAGGCACATACTTGTCGTAGACAAGATTAGTCTCGCCTATATAATGAACTTTAATTTCAGATTCTTTTTTTTCAGTGGCATTCAATACCTCCTGCATCATGTAACTTTTAGGAGGTAGAACCCTATATGCATCTAAATAAGCAAAAAGCATCCTACAAAGGAGTTGATGCACTTCTTCTAAAAAATAATTAGGATTAACTATATCTTTACACTGAACTGCGAACCAGCGATCATTCAATATCAATCCAATAATATTTCTTTGAAAATCTTCTGACCACTTATACTTGTCTTCGGAAGGAGCGTCTGGATTTGTGTTTTTTAAATATTTTTCTTTTTGTTCTTCTGTCAGGTCATCAAAATTGTCATCGAAGTCATTTTCCGACATCTTTAATTTTTCTCAAAAATTCTATTATGAGTGTTGTTTACCCTAACAAATGTACAACATTTGCTAAAATCTTTCAATGTCTCTGTGCCTACGTAAGTGCAAGAACTTCTAATTCCACCCATTATTTCTAATAAAGTGTCATCAACCAAGCCTTTGTAGGGAACTTTTACCGATCTGCCTTCGGATGCTCTATAATTACATTGGCCACCATTGAATTTGTCCATGGCTTCCTTGGAACTCATGCCATAAAATCTCATAAATTTCTTATTGCCTTGGACATCACATTCCCATTCAGACTCGCACTCTTCATGGCCACTTAGCATTCCCCCGAGCATTACAAAATCCGAACCAGCACCAAATGCTTTAGAAATATCTCCAGAAGTCGTACAGCCGCCATCAGAAACAACATGGCCTCTCAAACCGTGGGCAGCATCTGCACAATCTGCGATGGCTGAGAATTGAGGAATGCCCACGCCAGTCACAATTCTTGTAGTACAGGCTGAACCTCCGCCTATCCCAACTTTAACTATATCAACTCCTCCAATTAATAATAATTCCTGAACCATCTCTGGCGTGCATATATTTCCCGCCATGATAGTTGCATTTTTATATTTTTCCCTTATTATTTGACATTTTTCAACGAAAAATTTTGTATATCCGTTCGCCACATCCAAGCAAATTTGTTTTGGACTAGAGCCAAAAGCCTTTGTAAAAGCATCTAACTTTTCAAAATCATCATCCTTAATTCCCAATGTATAAAACGCTTCATTTTCTCTAAAAAATTCCACTAATTCACTTATTGAATAATACTTATGAAGACAGGTTGACATTCCATGTTTGGATAACGCTTTTGACATTGAAAAAGTGCCAGTAGTGGCCATATTAGATGCGACTATTGGCACTCCTGTCCATGTTGCTCCTGAATTTAAAAATCTAAAAGTTCTTGTTAAACTGACATTTTTTCTACTTGGGGATTCGCTTCTTTTAGGGCAAATCAACACATCAGAAAAATCAAGTAGAATTTCATTTTCAATTCTCATTATTTAAATTCCTATTTAATTGTGCTATTATATTTTATAGCACTTTGTAAATATTGTCAATGAAAAAAAACAAACTTATAAACAAGAAAAATAAAAAATTAGTTGATAAAAAATGTAAATTTTGCGGAGAATCAGACTACTGTGTTTTGGACGTTCATAGAATAATTCCTGGTTGTGAGGGTGGAATTTATACAGAAACAAATACAGTAACATCATGCGGAAATTGTCATAGAAAAATACATGATGGAAAAATTAAAATAGATAGAAAATACCCATCTACAGCAGGCTGGGTATTGCACTATTTTGATGAAAAAGGAATAGAACATTGGGACTAATGTTTCAATAAAGCAACAATTCCACAAAATATATTCCAAAATCCAAGCAAAGAAACTGGAAATGGCGCTACTAAAATCCAATAAAATCCAATTATTATTGCTAAGATGCCAAAAAATAAAGCAAGTATTTTAAAATTTAAAAATACCAATAGCAATGTAAATAATCCAGAAAATATTAAGGATAAAAATATAATGCAAACTAAAAGTGCTAAACTAGCCATTATTAATCTCCCTATTAATGTTAAGCCATTTTTGATATTCTTTTTTATCGTATCCAGATTTTCTACTAACTTCTTTGTTATTTTTAATTAATATAGAAGTAGGTAAAGATTTTACAGAGTATTGCTTTTTTAAGTCTGGGTTTAGATCTACATCTATTATGTGGTGGTCATATCCACCAAAATCTAAATTGCCAATATCTCCCTTTAATTTGTTGCAATATTTGCACCAATCAGCACTAAAAATCAAAATTATATTTTGATTTTTACTAGAAATCACCTCTTCGTAGTTATCAATAATTCTTACAGAATGTATGACTTCATTCGAAGAAACAAAATTGCTTTGGAAAAAACAAGTCAAAGACAATATTCCAATAAATATTTTTTTCATTTTGGCCTCCTTGCACAATAATATTTATTGTTAATAATTAATTAAAATTAATCAATCTCCTCCTAGATAATCAAATTCAGAAATAGAGACCATTCCTGTTCTGATGGATTTTTCTCTTGTGATTCTTTTGCCTAAACTTTTTTGAGCATTCCAAGTAATTGCTTTGCAATAAGTTATAAATTTGTTGTCCATTTTCAATGGCGCTTTTTTATCTGGTCTTTCCTTTATTGGAACCAGACACTTTACTAATTTATCCAGCATTTTTTCTTGATGAGGGCCAAATTTTTGTCTGCTTGCTCCATGCCTGGTTTTGTTTTTCCACAAATTAAATAATTGCTTAATAATAGATTTTAAGAAATCATCTTTTGCATATTTTTTACATAAATTCAATGTATTTTCGATATAACATTGTCTTTTGTAATATGAAGCAGAACGCAATAAAGCCATTCTCATATCTTGAGCAATATCTTCTTGACTATCTGTATGATTGTTTCTTGTATTTTTCTTAATCAATTGCCACGCTTGATATTCACATAACTCTCCAAATTTATCCTCTAAAATTGCATACTCTTCCTCAGTTACTGGAAAGTTGTTTTGTATTTCCTTCATTTATTACCTCCTTAATATTTTTTAGTTTATTTAAATTTGTACCATATTGACAACTTGTTTTAAGTTTTAAATTAGGAAAAAGTTCTTCTTGGTCTTCTAAAGCATCTTTGGAAACATTATAAACCAATTTCATATTTTTCTTTTTACAAGAAATACAATATCCGTCATGAATATGAAAACATATTTTTCCATGATCTTTAATTGCTTCATGTAATCTAATTAATTTTCTTAAACAAATCATATTTGATGGAGATTGAATGCTAAAATTCTTTATTTTATACAACTCGTCTTCTTCAAATTTTCTGCGTCTACCAAATACATCGGTAGCAATGTTGTTGCTGTCGGCAACTTGGGAGTTAACCCAAGTAAAAGCAACGGGAAATGTCTGACCTAATTTATATATTAATGTCGATGCGGTTTTTTCGCTTATTCCCATTCTTTTAGATAAAGACTTGGCTCTTTGGCCAAAAATAACAGGCAAGAATATGTTCTTGCATATTTTTCTTTGTTCTTTTGAAGGATCTTGATGCGTTAGTATTTTCCAAATAGATTCATACAAATCCTCATCTTTTAATAGGATTTTTGACAACTCATTGTCTTTACTGACCCATTCTAGGACACTAACCTCCATGTGCTTGTAATCAAAATACATAAAAACATCTGAGTCATCCGTCAGTTTTAAGTTTTCTTTTTCGATATTCCCCATAGAATGAGGCATAAAACCATTTTCTAAAACCTTTAAATTTTTCATCCTACCATTGGATTGTCCCTCTATCTCATAGAATGAATAAACACATTGTCTTTTGCCAACATCTACCAAACAATTATTCTCTATGTCTGGGATTACTTTTGTAATCAATGGATGATAAACTTTTTCATAAAATACTTCGAAATTTTTCCAGCCTTTTGTTTTTTTTAAATGATCCAATAACAATTTAACGTCTTTGAATTTCTCGGGCTTTTTTACTGGTAGTCCGAAATAAGAACATATTATCCTTAAATCATAAACAATATTTTCAAAAGAAACGTCTATAGATGTTTTTTTCTTAAAATAACTAATTATATTTTTTATATTCCAACTTATAATGTTAGAATTTCTTGTAAAAAAATAAATACTAGCCGCTAACGTTTCTATTTCCCGAGTGTTGTCTAGACAAATAGTATATTTTTGACCATTGGCCTGAATTATCAGATCAACAGGTGCGTCTTTCGTCCAATCAACATAATCAGAATCAAAATGAATAAACGCCGTTGTGTTGGACAATGATTCTAATATTTCTGAGATCTTGGACATTTTATTATTATACATTAAAAACAAAATTAGTCTAATTTATTTTTTCCTTTATTTTTTCCTTTATTTCTTTTTTTATGCAAAGAAAAATAAACATTTTTATTAAGTTTGTTTTTATAAAATTTTTGAATTGCTTCTTCGTAGGTTATTCCAAATCTTTTGGATAATCTTTGTAATTGTCTTTTATGTTTTTTCATATTTATACAACGGGGGTATATCCCTGAGAATATAATCTCTTTAACTAGTTAATCTTAATGATTAATCTTGTCAGAAATTATATTCTAGTGACCAATACTGTTTAATCTAATCTTTAATTACCTTTTCAGTTTCCTCATTTAGCGTAATACTAACTTTTTTTCATCGTTAAGAATGTTATTCTCGGGAGTTTCCTCCCATGACCATGACCCTATACCCCGGTGATAGAATCAAATACTATCTGGTTACATGGAAACCCTTTCGGGAAAAGTTATTTCTGCTAAATAATACAGCCCTGAGCAACGTATTTTTCATCAAAATACTGCAATTAAGAAGTTACTCTTAATTACGGCTTAGAAACACTAGGGGAGTTTTTAACCCTATGGTTTGCCAAACGCTCCTGTTCCTTTTTCTTTAATTTCTTAAAGACTTTTTATTAATTATACAATAATTAATCCGTGCAAGGTTCAGGAAAACACAACGGAGATCAAATTTACTCATAAAGTTTTTTGAAAGTTAAGATAATGTAGTAAGAACGTTACGATTTGACCAATCATAAAGTTTTTTCTATGATAAGTCAACACAACAATGAACGAAAATAAACAAAAATGAACGAATTAGAATTAATTATAAAATATAAAATGACCGATTTAGAGGCAAAAGCATACAAGATTTGTCTTATGTGGCAAGACTTATGCAAAAGAGAATTTCCTAACGAACACCATGTTAAAATAAGTAAAAATAAAGATCCTAGGAAAACAACAATATTTAAATACTGTTATAAATTAGCAAGAGAAACAAAAGGTCTTCTATCTGGTGATAAAGAATATTATTTATATATTACTGCTCAATTACAAATAATGAAACTAATGACAGATGGAGAAATCCATGCTTTAATTGAACCTCAGATTTTAGTTGGCGAAAAAGCCTGGAAAAGATGGAAAATATGGAAGAAAAAATATGATAAAAAAATAAAATCAATACAAACGGCAGAAGATATGGGAATAAAAACTAGTAAAAATAAAATAAAAATAGAATTGAGAAAAACTCATGATTTTATTTCTAAAAATGGAAAAATGAATGAAGACGATTTTAAGAATTGGAATCTAAGCGGACAAATTAGTCCTTATTACTTAGCACTTTCTCCTATTGCTCAAAAAATAATGAATGAAAATAATATTAAGTTTGATCGCGAATTATACAGACCATCAATAACTCCTGAAATAGAAGATTTTTTTAGAAAAGAATTTAGTCATGAATTTGAGAAATAATAGTATTTTTTACAAAAAAGAAGATAAAGCAAATAAAATTTATATATACAAAAATAAATATTGGACATTTGTTATTAATGGCAAAGAGTACTCAATGAACCCGGCTGGTGTGGTTTCTATGTCTTTATCTCCTATGGTCAAGGGAGCAAATGATTTAATCGAATCTACTCTAAAATATCAAATTATAAAAAACCCAGAGAATGGTTTTTATTTAATTTATTCTAATGAAGAAACTTTGAATTATGATATAAAATTTGAACTAGACAAATCTCATCATAATGGATGGATATATGATGTTAAATTTAAAAAGATCAAAACTGACGTTTCCTTAAAAGTTTATGCTTGTGATTACTTGAGATTATTTTATAGCGATGCTCCTAAATTTGTTTATGTTACTATTGAATAATTTTTATGTATTTCATATAATGTTCTTATTATGAATAAAATTACATTCGAAGATCCGATAATCTACGCTCTAGTCATAGACACAGTTGAATTAGAAACTGGCAAGAAGGATCCATATTGGAAGTTGAATACTATTACTCAATATGGAGAAATGGCTTTTAAGATTTGGGATTGTGGCCAAAACCCGGAGAATAATTCTAATCTTCCACAAAAAAATCAATATTTAAAACTAATAATAAATGAGGAAAGTAAAGCCAAAAAAGAACTATCTGGGCAGAATTCAATAACTATACAAGGCAACAAAGGAAGTCCTCTTAGTTGGTCTTTTATAAGTAAAAATCAAGTTCCAAGTAATTTTAACTTAGTATTAAAAGAAGCGTCTAAAGAAGAACTTAAAAAGGCTTGGAGTTTAATTAGTAATTCTGAAATTTGGGAAGATAAAAATAATTATAAATTTGTGATGTCTATATTAGAAGATATAGATCAAAATACATTGAATAGATGTCCTGCTGCGAAGAGTATGCACCATAACTATCCAGGCGGATTAATAATTCATACTAGTGAAGTTTTAAAAGGGTGCATGGCTAAAGCTACTACTAATTCTCATAATAAAACATTGAATAAAGATGTGTTATATGCATCCGCCATTCTTCATGATTTAGGGAAAATAGAAACGTTTAGTTGCGATGAATTAAACAAGGCTTATAGTAACGCTAAAGAAAGAATACATTCTCATACAATGTACTCATGTTATTTTTTATTGAAATTTAGAGATAAATTTGAATTTGAAAATAATGATTTTATTGATGAAGTTTTGCATTGTATAGAGGCTCATCATGGACAAACTAATTTTGGTGCTTTTGTTGAGCCTCAAACATTAGAAGCATTTTATCTAAGTAGAGCAGATCATGAAAGTTCTAAGACAGAAGATCTAATGCAATTGATTTCTGGTGATGGCAAGGAAGAAGACGGATTTTTAAGGAAAGAATATTCAAAAGAAAAATTTTATATAACATCTAAAATGAGAAATAATTGATTATTTCCAACTAATTCTTTCACTGCTCTTTTTTCTTTTTTTACCTTTCTTATTGCAAGCAGATAACGTTGGTCTACAAGCAGGGTATTCTCTGTTTGCTCCTTTTCCTGTTTTTGATCTTCCACAAGGAACCAAATTCCCTTTTTTACTTGCTTTGCAGTCAATCCAACCCTTTCCGTGATTTCTATCAAACCATCCTTTTAGACCTCTTTCTTTTTCTAGTTTGAAAGTGTTTTCTCTCATTTCTAGCCATTCGGAAAATTTCATTTTTTCCTGCCTTTTTTCTTGCTTTTTTTCTTATTGCCCCAGTTTTTAGCACCAACTTTCCTACATTTAACAAGTGCCCCCGACCCATAAGCAGAAGGCCAAACGGAATATCTGCTTTTTACTTTGTGATAGCAAGCATCTTTTGTTTCCATTAATTCTAACCATTCTTTGAATTCAATTCCTGTAGATCTACTTTCTTCTTTCTGCGTGGCTAATTTTTGAAAGGTGTTTATTGGAATGTTGGGATCATTTAATATTTTTTTTACTTGTTTTTCACCTTCTTTACTAGTTATTTTTTGCCAAGCTTTGCTTCTTGTATTTTTAGAATATTTCTTAAATACATTTTCTAAGTTTTTAGCAATATCTGTAATAGCATTTTTTAAATTTGTGTCATTTTTTTCTGTCATTATCCCAACCTTATTTCAGAAACATCTGAAATTCTTATATTCACTAGGTTTGTAGTTCCAGTTGCCAAATGAGAAAAATACCCATTATTATGTATGTGCATCATGGAATAAAATAAATAATCTGGTAGAATTTGATCACTAGTTACTTTTAATCCAATATGCTCAGGGTTATATTTTTTTGTTGGCTTTCCAACTTCACTCAATGATCCTCTTCTTACTATCCAAAAATCAGCATTCTCAAATTTAGTCTTAATATCTGCTAGATCTGATAACTTAATTTGAACGCTTTCTTTTATTTTGAGTTTTCTTTTTCTTTTTTTACTACAGCCTAAATCCGACATTGCTCCCCAAATTTGAAAATTTGGATTATTTATATCTTTACAACCTACGATCCCAAATGTCCCAGCCATTTCTGATAATTTTTTATTTTTTAACCAATCTGAGAATTTCATGTTGTTCCTATTAATAAGTGCTCAATGCTGAACAAATACAATTATTGATCTCTTTAATAGACTGAGCAGGACTAAAGCACTCATCCCATTCACTAGGTTGAGGGTACCAAAGATGTCCCTTTGTTGGACTTTGAACATCATGTCCAAAACTTCTAATTATTCCTGTAGATGGTTTATAACTCATTTCAATGGCAAACATCTCTACTCTATTTGAACTAGGTGCTTCTACTCCTTGTCCTTTTAATTCAAAGTGTATTATGTAATGTTCATTATGTTTTATTTCTTTTGTTCCCATAAAAATAAAAGATGAAGGAATTACGTTTTGTCTTTGTACATCTTGACTTAATTTTGTCACTAATCCCTCTAAATTCTTGTAATCTCCAATTGCTGATTCTAATTGGTTATCACTAATTTTTTGTATTTCTTCAAATAACATATGTGCTAAATTTTCATCTATCTTTAAGTCTGCCTCCATTATATCTTTATAAGGCAGTACTCTTTTACAAATCCAAACTTGTTCTCCTAAAAGATTGCTTTGTTGTCTTCTTATAATACTTTTAAAAGATCCCAGAGGACTAATTACCATCTGAGTAGATCCATTGTGCCTTCCCCACTGAATATGATTTAAAAAATTAGAAAAAGGAATTGTCTCGTTTAATTTAAATCTAGATAATTCATTCATTACTAATTCAATACTTATAGGCTGAATTGGCGGGGAATCATTGGAAATTAAGTTTCTATCATCCGTAGTTAATAAATTATTAAAACCAAAAATATCTTTGGTTTCTTGCAATAGCCAATCTTTAAATGAAATTCTCATAATATTATTTATTACTTTAACTAAATAATATTATGATTAAATTTTCAATTTGGCTAGAACAGAAAAATGACTATATAAAAGATGCAATATTAGGCATTATAAAAGCGTCTAATTTATCTGATAAAAACAAGGATAATTTATTAAGAACTAATACTGGCGAATTAGATAATAATACATTGAGAGAACTCCAGAAGTTAGGTATAATTAGGTCTATTGCCGATACTAATCCAAATAAATACATAGATATTATTAATTCTATAAGAAAAGGAAATATCAATCTTTTAGAATTGATTGAAAAAATACAAGGAAAAACACTAGCTCCTAAAGCAGTTATTAAATAATGCAAATATCTGTATTGATCAATGCTCATGAAAATTCGCCAATTCTAAGCGATACAATAGATTCGATTAAATTAAATTTAACAAAAAATATACTTTTGAACATAGATGGTTATTCAAAAGACACATTTGATTATAAAGATATCTATAAAATGAAGGGATTTATTCATAATTGCTATAAGTCTCCATATAAAAACATGGCATTAGGATTATGGAAAACTTGGCAGACATGGAAAGACAGCGATTGGTACGCGTACATAGAGCCAGATTGTTTAATTTGTTCTAATAAAATAAAACAAAGATTAGAAAATAGCGATGGTTGGATTTTAGGAAACAACTTAAGACTAAATTCATTATCTAAAAAAGATGTGTTTTCTTCTGGAAACTTTACCTTTTTAGAAAAAATAATTGGAATTAAGCCTAAAGATGAAATATTTTATCTTTTAGGTTGTTGTTTATTTTTTAAGAATACATTTATAAAAAAATTAATAGATTTAGATTTTTTCAATAAGTTTATATTTTTTACAAATAGTTTTTATGATGGTGAATATCCAGGATACGAGGCTCATGATATTAGCGAACATTTATATCCTACTTTGGCTTATAATTTAGGAGGGGTAATTGATGAGTTCGCTAATTTCGAAGGTGTAAAGCCTACTGGGGAATTTGAAAAGTACTACATGAGATACAGACCAGACGTAGGACCAGCAGATTTTGATTATTGTAAAAACGCCTATATAATCCATCCGGTTAAAACTCCAGATAATATTGTAAGAATACATCATAAGCAAAAAAGATTAATAAAAATATAATATATTATGCCATTATTGATAAAAACATATGTTTCTAAAAGCAAAATCGAAGGATTAGGCCTATTTTCTAATCAATTTGTAGGCAAAGGAGAAGTTGTTTGGAAACATGATATAGTTTTAGATGGATTTATCAGTGAAGAAGACTTTGAAGCAAATTCTAATAATAATGCTTTGAGCGATCACTTTAATCATTTTTTATGTTATGATAAAAACATAGGATCGTTCATAAGAGCATGTGATAATGTAAATTGGATCAATCATTCAAACAACCCAAATTTAGACAGTCCAAATAAATATATTCATTATGCCAATAAAGACATACATCAAAATGAAGAGTTGACTTTAAATTATAATCAAATCTGTGACAGAGTAGAATTTGGATTTAATAAAAACTATCATTAAATTTTTTTTAAATTATTATTTTTTTATTGTTAATCCTTGACGAAATGTCAAATTTTGAGTCAAGTGGCTTAAATCATATTTCATCTTCAACCTTTACATCATGTCCTTCTTTTTGAAGTATTTTAATTCTTTTTCTACTATGATTTAATAAATATTCATTATTATAAAATATAAAATCAAAATAATTTAACACATCTTTATCACTAGCAGTTCTTAGTCCTCTTCCCATTCTCTGTATTATTTGGTGCTCCGCTTGCCCTCCGGCCGCATTAATCACATTATGAGTCATGACGTTAATTCCAGTATTTAAAATTTGTTGAGTTGCTATCGCTATTATTTTTTCTTTTGAAGTTTTTAATTTTTCTATTACAAATTTTCTAGTGTCTATGTCATCTTTTCCTTGAACCCATAATGCGTTTGGAATCATAGAAAATAAAGCATCTCCATGTGCTATTCTATCAACTAAAATTAAAGTTCTTCCTTCTAATTTTTTGGCTAATTTTGTAACTACATCATGAAAATGCCAGTTTTCTGCTATTCCACGAGTAACTGCATCAATATAAACTTCATATTTTAATTCTGGTTCTCTTATTGGATAGAATATACATTTTGATTTTGATAACGTACCTCTTTCTTGGAGATGTTTTGTAGTTAAAACTCCTCCTATGCTTTTTGCTTTTAATAAAGGTCCAAAGTAACCTTTAACTAACCATTTTTGACATAGGTCTTTTCCTCCAAATTTAAATGGAGTTGCACTGACCGCTGCTCTAATAGAACAATTTTTCATTTTATTTAAGAATTTCTTTGGTTGCTTGCTCATGTTTTCATGAATTTCATCAACTACAATTGCTTTGATTTTATCTAATATTGGCTCTATTTTATGAAGGCTCTGAACTGTTGAGCAAGTTATTATATTTGGATCCTTGTGTTTTCCATATAACCTTCCAACATTATTAAATCCAAACTTCACTAGTTCTTCATAATTTTGTTGAACTAAACTTGTTTTATTTGCCAATACTAAAGTTGGACAATTATCTGGTAATGATTTCAATATTGATAGCATTATTAAGGTTTTGCCTGCTGCTGTCGGAGCACAAATTACTCCTCTTTTGTGCTTCAACAGGGCATTGGTCAAATCAACTTGATAATCATATAACTTAAAATTATTTCCCAAGAAATTTTCATCAACTTCTGAGTATCTAAGATCGACATCAGATCGCTCGTCTGAGATATTGTATTCCACACCTAGGTGATCTAATGCTGCTAAAACCTCAGGCAGAAGACCGGTAAGAAACTTACCAGTTTTTTTACTAAAAAATTCAGTGTATCCATCCCATAATTTTTGCTTATACAATCTACTATGAAAGTAATTTCGTTCTCTAAAACGCATACTTTCGTGCAAGACTTTCAATACATCTAAATTGTCTGATAAAAGACAACTGTAACAATTTTGAACTTTTAAGTTAGTAGACATAATGTTATTATACTATTTTTTTTAATTAAAAACAATATAAAAATCATAAATATTATGAAATTATTGGGATATTTTTATGAAATTTAAAGAATGGCTTAATGAGCAAAGTACTGTAGGAACTGAATTTGTTGATGAAAAACAAATTGATTTAATTTATGATAAAGCAAAAATATCAGTTGAATTGGTTCAATTATATGACAAAATGACTAATCAAAAATTACTTACGAACATTAGCACAATAGCCCCACTAATGTCAGGTGTATACGGACTATACAACTCATCAGAAAACAAAAAAGTAATAGGCCCAGATATTTTAAATAAAATTAGGTTGAAATTCGGCAATGACTTAACAAGCATGAAAAATTTACAAATAATTCCTAGTGCAGTGCTAAGACAACACATGCCAGAGATAGATATAAATAAAATTCAGCCATCTGATGTAATAAGAGTTAATGTTCAAAAAATAGTCAAAGAACTTGGAGATACTAAAGAAACAATAATAGAAATCGCCAGCACAATAGTTCATGAGGCAACACATGAATTAGAATATCAAACTTTAGGTAAAACTAGCGAAATCGGACCAAAAGCCGCTGAAGCAAAATTTATAAATTGGGTTAGTAAAAATTGGAATACAATAGTGGTCAAAATTCCAGAATTATCTAATTTGCAAAAATAACACACCAATAAAACCTATCCGATTTTGATTTTGATTTTCCAAATCCAATTTTATTGTAATTTTTATTAATTATATTTTGTTTGTGCCCATAAGAATTCATCCAATCATTGAAAACTTCTTCTTCTGAAGTTTGTCCATATGCTATGTTTTCCCCAATAATTTTGTATTCTAATTTTGAAAGGTCAGAATGAACTAATTTTTGCCTATCAGCCATATGAGCAGAATGCTTTTGTGCTAGTGTGCATAAGTCATTGTCTAAGATAAGTTTTTTAGACCTATGATTATTATGAAGGCCCAACAAAACATTGAATTCTGTTGGGCCTTCTTTTTGTTCTATATTAATATTATCATTATTAATGGTTTCTTTTTTATGGCAACCAAAAAATGACAATGCAATTAATATCAATATTAGATTTTTCATTTTTTCAAAACAACATAAATAGCATGAACAACGCCAAAAATATAAAACCCAAATATGGTTAATATAATATTAATCCAAAAATGAGTGGTTAAACCAACCTTGAGAAATACTCCCGCTGGTGGTAAAATAATAGATAACGCTAAAGCCAATAGATCTAAAGAGTCCATTTCTTCCATGATATTACCTCCTTGTAACAAATGTACATACTTAATATATAGAATGGATCCATAAACACCTCCATGTAACAAAAATATTTATACTTAATAATGATAATAATAAAAAATAAAGAACAAATTGATGGAATTAGAAAAAGTTGTAAATTAGCAGCATCTTGTCTAAAAATAATAGAACCATATGTAAAGCCTGGCATTACTACTAATGAACTAAATAATATTATAAAAAAATATATTGAACAAAATAATGCTATTGCTGCACCTCTGAATTATAATGGATTTCCCAAAGAAACCTGCATTTCAATAAATGAAGTTGTTTGTCATGGAATCCCAAGTGATAGAATTATTGAAGAAGGAGATGTATTAAATATAGATGTTACGACAATATTAGATGGGTATTTTGGCGATACTAGCAAAATGTTTTCTGTTGGGGTCATTTCTAAAGAGGCCCAGGATTTATTAGATATAACAAAAGATAGTCTTTATAAATCCATAAAGGTTATAGGCCCAGAAGTTCCATTTAATAGAATTGGATATGAAATAAATAAAAATTTAAAGAATACGAAATATAGCATAGTAGATATGTTTGTAGGTCATGGCTGTGGTTTATCTTTTCATGAGGACCCAAAAATTTGTCATTATGTCGATGAAAAATTCAAAGATTTTGGTCCAAAAATACAACCAGGAATGATATTTACAATTGAACCAATGATAAATTTAGGAACTGAGAAGTGCGTTATATTAGAAGACAACTGGACAGCGGTGACAGCAGATAAAAAATTATCTGCACAATACGAACATATGATCTTATGCACAGAAAATGGATATGAAATATTAACTGAATTATGAATAGTTATAGAAAAGTTTTCGTAGAAATTAATAATGAAATTTCTACTGGATACATAATAAAAAAGATAGATGCTCGTGAATATTTAGTTTTTGTTGAAAGTATTCAAAAAACATTACAAATAAACAAAAATAATATTAAAAATTTAGATTTAGCATTTAGATGAAATATATACGGTATGAAAAGTTTTTATGAATTTTTATTAAATGAAGCCCCACCGGCTTCGCCATCACCTGCATCACCTCCTTCGGGAGGAGCAGGAGGATCGCCACCTCCGCCATCCTCCCCTTCTCCTGGCAGTCCGATAGGTACTGGATTAGGAGGTTTAAGCGGACCAGGTGGATTAGGTGGTGCTCCCCCAATAGGCCCAGGAGCCTCATTAGGAGGCCCAATGAGCATGGATCCTTCTATGGGGGGCCAAACGGGCGATCCTAGTCAATCTGCCGTCAAACCTCAAATAATCAAAGTTCACAATGTATATCGCGCACTAGAACTTTTAACAAAAAACAAGGATGGACATAATGATAAAAAAAAGGTAGATTCTAAGTAAATCTAACCCTTTTTTATATGAAAATATTAATTTTTTCCGATCTTCATTGCCACCCTCACAAAAAATCTTCTGAGAGATTGCAAGACTGTATAAATGTTTTAGATTGGGTATTTAAAACTGCAATTGATAATAAAATAGACAATATCGTATTTTTAGGAGATTTATTTCACGATAGACAAAAAATCGATGTTTTAACTTATCAAAAAACTTATGAAGTTCTAGAAAAGTACTTATTTGAAAATGAAATTAATTTATATTTGCTTTTAGGAAATCATGATTTATGGCATAATCAAAAGTGGGATGTAAGCAGCGTAAACCCTCTGAGAAAACTTCCTGGCGTTAGAGTGATTAATGAGCCTTGTGTTGAAAAATTAAATGATGAGTATTTATTTGGATTTTTACCATACACTCATAACCCGATAGAAGATCTAAAAGAATTAGAATCAAAGTGGTCTAAAATATCTAATGACAATACTCCAAAAATTCTAGGAGCACATATAGCGGTCGATGGTGCTGTATGGAATGTCAAGTACGGAACTACAGCGGAAGTTGCTGTCGAGCATGATGGAGATATGGTAAAAGTTGGTCCTAATATTTTTAATAATTGGACGAAAGTATTTTTAGGGCACTATCATGCGGAACAAAAATTAGATAAAAAAGTTGAATATGTAGGATCTCCATTGCAATTAAGTTTCGGAGAAGCGTTTCAACAAAAACACATAATCATTTATGATATTTCTAAAAATAAATGCGAGTATGTAATTAATGATTTTAGTCCTAAGCATTTTATAATAAATGAAGATGAGTTGGAAGATTACGATCTGGAAGGAAACTTTGTAAGACTAGAAGTAACAGACATATCTTCATCATCAATGTCAGACTTTAGAAAAGAATTAGTTGAAAATAAAAAAGTAGCAACTATGGAAATAAAACAATCTAATAATAAAGAAGAGCACGTAGTAACAGATGCTAAGGCGATTTTGTATAAAGAAGACGAAATGATTGAAAAATATGTCGAACAAATAAATAAAGATTTGGAAGAAAAAAAATTGATAAAAATAGGAAAGTCAATTTTGTCTAATTAAATAAAAACTGCTCGACCAAAAGATCGAGCAGCAACACTTTTAATGTGTAAATTTGCAAACTAGATTGCAAATTCAGATATTTTTAGATAGGCTGAATTTGTATTTAAACTTAGAGTATCGTTTGCAGTGTCTTGTGCTGCCGACACTTTGATTGCTTTAGCAGTAACATTACTATTTGTGTAAACCATGCTGATTGGAAAAAGCACAGAACCTCTAGTGCCGCCGCCTGCTGAGTTAGCCCATGATTGACTTCTCCAAGTGATTTCTGAAGCATCAACAGTGATTCTTGATCTGAATCCGTCCTCACCGTTGCCGTTTACTGAAAATGTGGCATGATATTCAATCAAAAGTTTAGAAGAAGCATAGACTGGCGTGTATGAAACGACAGCAAAATCAGTGTAAGTTCCTGAATTGTTTGTCAAAACGCCATCAGTAAAAGTATAAAAAGCAGTATTTAACAATTGTCCTGCTGCATAGCCTCTAATATATGAATCTGACTCAATTCTTCCATCAACATGGAGGTCGGAGTTTAATTGAACATTATTTTCTACTTCTAATCCTCCATTTATGTACGCCACGGGATCATTGACTGCTGTTCCATCAACTGATAATAATCCTTCGTACATATCAAGAGCATTGCGTGCTATATTAACATCTCTAATTACGCCGTTGTAAATTTTTGGTTTGATATCTGCTGCTGAACCTGGACCGGTTCCTTCGGTTGTTGTTGCGCTCATTTTAACTCCTTTTATATAAAATTAGATACCATAAACATTGTTACGTCTTGCAATTAAATGTTTATGGCCTATAATCTATTTATGATTTGTAAAAAAAAATAAATTTTATTTTTGGTAAAAATAGATGAAGAATCTTGATTTCAAATACATAGCAGCACAAAATTTTTTATGTTTCGGGCCTGATGGCTTTGAGTTGAACTTTGACAACTACTCAAATATTATTTTAATCAAAGGAAACAATTTAGACATAAAAGAAATTGATGATAAAGTCGCTAGTAATGGCGTTGGAAAAAGTTCAGTTCCAGAAATAATAGTTTATACTCTTTTTGGAAAAACAATTAAACATCCTAAGAAAATATCTCATAAAGATGTTATCAATAATCAAATAGGTAAAAATTTAAAAACAGAAGTCAGATGGGGAGACTTCAGAGTAGTCAGAACCAGAAAGCCAGATTCATTAAGAATTTGGGAAGATAAAAATCATAAATGGGAAGACTCTACAGAAATAACTTTAGGAGGAATTCCTGCTACTCAAAAACTTTTAGAAGAAAAAATTGGACTAAACTATGAGACATTTTTAAATGTGCTGGTATTTACAGACAATAACTCAGGAAGTTTTTTAGAATGTGACGCATCTGATAAGAGACAAATTGTGGAAAACCTATTGTCTCTAGATAAATATAGAAATTTTGCAGAAAAAGCAAAAGAGTTAAAGAAAGAACAAAAAGATTTTATTAAAAATGCTATTTATGAGTATGAAACATTATCTTCTCAAACAAAACAATTAGAAAAAAGATTAGAAACTGCTAAAGACCAAGAAAAAAGTTGGAAACAACAAAAAAAATCTGAGATAAAAGAATTAGAAGAAAAGTTAGATAAATTAAAAAATCAATTAGAGACAACAGCAGAAGGCCAAGAACTTTCTGTTTATTTAGAAGCACAAAAAGAAATTGAAACCATAAATGAAGAAATTCCTTTACTAGAAGAAAAGCAAACCAAACTTGAAGAAATTTTAAATATAGCAAAAGAAAAGTTAAATACTGCCATTAAATCTAAAAATTCTCTTGATATAAAATTAGACAATGTTGATAATTTTATTGATAAATTCAATTTAAATATTAAGGATTGTAAAAAAGAAATTAATAAATTTGAAGAAAATAAAGGTCAGAAATGTAAGTTTTGTTTGGGAGAAATATCCGAGCATAATTATAAGAATTACGTAGAAGAAATTTATAAAAAAATAGAAGAATTAGAAGAAGATATTTCTAAAAGTAATTTAGATAAAAAAGAAATAGAAAAAGACTCCATTTCTTTAGGTGAAACTATTAAGAAGTTAAACAAAGGAATATCATCTTATAAAACTAATTACGATAATAATTCTAATGATCTAATTAAAAAAAGAAAAATAATTATAGACCTTAACAAAATAAGCAAGCCAGATAATAAAGATGTTTCAAATCAATTGATTGAAGGAAAAATTAATAACTTAAATGAACAAATAATTAATAAAAACAATGAACTAAAGGATAGC